GGGCAGGCAGGTGATTGCATACTGGAAGCCAGAGAGGCAAATGCAATCGGAGGGGGATGTCACCTGAGCGTTACCGGACACCAGAGCGTTACCGGACACCAGAGCGTCACCGGACACCTGAGCGTTACCGGACACCTGAGCGTTACCGCACACCCAAGCATTACCGGACACCAGAGCATTACCGGACACCCGAGCGTTATCCCACACCAGAGCGTCACCGCACACCAGAGCGTCACCGCACACCCGAGCGTTACCGAACACCTGAGCGTTATCGCACACCCGAGCGTTACCGAATACCCAAGCATCACCGAACACCCGAGCGTTACCGAACACCTGAGCGTTATCGCACACCCGACAACTGCCCTCCTGACTCAGGTTCTTCTCGGACTCGATGAAGCCTCCTAAGGAGCCATTCGCATAGACCACCTGATACATGGTCCGACCTGCCCAAGTGCGAGCTGTTGAGATGAGCGTGTATTTCTTTCCCATTGCGAAACCCCCTATTGGCTAAGAATCTGACCTAAGAAGCACTATCGCGATACAGAGCGCAACCAGTGCGCCAGTTACAAAGGACACCATCCTGCCCTCCCGGCTGTGTTCCCCAACACTGGGCCCCATGTCGAGGCCCACGTGTTCGCCTAGTTTGCTCAGGCCGCTTGGCCTTGCGCCAGCGCCACGATGGCATCGACCAGTCCAGAGTCACGCTGAAGGTAGGCAGTACTACCCTGCCGCGCTAGCAAGCGGTCGACCTCGTTGATGATGTTGTACAAACCCCACACGTTGGTCGGCTGGTCCACACGACGGTAGGCTGAGAACGCAATGAGGCTGAGCACCTGATTGCGCACCTTCTCAGGGAGGTCAAGCGCCTTCACCACTTCGACAGGGGCAGCGACTGGCATGCTGGCCAGTTCCATGGCACGTGCTTGGAGTGCAGGCAGGCTGGCTAGCGCCGCCTCGATGGCAGCCGGGAGAGCGTCCAACTTGCCGCGAGCCGTCGGGCCGACGCGGTGGGTAACTCGCGCCACTGCCTCGGTCTGCAAGCCGAACAGGCCGTTCAGACAGATGAGGCGGAAGTAGCCAACGCTGACACGGAAGGCCTCACCAGGCAGGTTGGTATCGGTGATACGGATGACCGCTCGCAGCGCCTCGCCCGCCGGACCAGTGACTTCCATGGCCGGGTTCATGAGCCGGTATTCGGAGTAGGTGCGAGTGCCGAAGTGCGTGACCTTGCCGCGCTCTGCGTCCTTAACGGTGCAGCGACGGGACTTGACACGCTCGACCACTTCGGCGACCAGGCCGAGGCCGGTCAGGACCGACTGGACCACTTGGTGGACCGACTCTGAGTCGATACGGCCAAAGGTCGGGGTGACAGCTTGACGCATTTGGATGGACTCTTTGAACACGTTCATATGGGAACCTCGTTTGAGTTGGTTGCTTGTTGCTGGCTGCTTACTTGTCTTATCGGCGCGTCTCTCAGAAACTTGAGGCCTTCTTGCGAACCCAATGCTTGTACTGGCCTTCTCCCTCCTTCACGTACAACTGCCCATCGCAGGCTTCCCAGAGGGACATGGGCGTGGTGCCATAGGGGCCGTAGACTAGCAGGTTGGCTGGCTTGAGGCCCATGGCACGTCGCACCGCCTCATCCTCGCGCCGAGCTAGCCGTCCCTTGAGAAGGCGATGGAAGTCCACGTGCTTAGTCATGCCGTTTCTCCCTCCCCGTTTGCAGCCAGCCATTGACTGAGGATGAGCCGCTGGACCGCATTGCCCAGTTCATGTGCCCGGTTGCGCTCAGTTGCCGTCAAGTCAGGCAGGTCCCACAGCTGGTTCAGCGCCTGAGTGGCTGCCAGCGCGTCGCCTTGCCGTAGTGCCACGTTAACGGTGCAAACGCAGCTGAGGTATGTGGGTCGGACTGGTCGGACTGCATTAGTACCGTTCATCATATAAACCCCCAGCTTTGCAAAAGCAGCACACAATGAACATGAATAGGAAGTAACCGATGCCAATGAATGCAAACACGTAAACCTCCAAGTTGATTGATTCCGGTTGACTGGGGCCCACGCACGGGCCCGATGCACCGCCTAGTTTTCGACCCGCATGGTCTCAAGCTCTCTGCTGTTTAGGTCACCGTTGCCATAGTCGAAGTCGAATTCGCGCCACATCCAATGTCCCTCAATTAGTATGCACTCGTTCCAATTGGTCTCGTTCAACCCATCACGTCGGTATTGTGCCACCGTTCTCATGCGGCACCTGCCACGTTGCCGAGCGCCGCATTCCCCTTGCGCTTGCGTGCACCGAACATGACCAAGCCGATACGCGTGTTAGACGACGCCCAAGCTACCGAGTCATCCACGTTCGCCAGAGCGTAGCCAGCCGCTAGGGCATCGGCCTCGGTGGCAAAGATACGCGAGTGTCGTTCGGTGGCTAGGTCGATACGCGAGTCCATGGTGCCACCGAGCGAATAGATGAGCGTCAGGTTGGCCGGCCGCTGATGGGCCAAGCGCTGAGCGATGGCGACCGATTTGGTGTAAGCGTAGAACTGGACGCTCGGACAAAGGGTGGCGACGCAATGCCATGCCTGCAAGTAGGCCGGTGAGTAAAAGTCACCCGAGGCGTGGATACGGATTGCAACCTGCTTGCCCTTGGCTCGCCTGACGCATGCGGTCACTTCGGCCGCCATGGCTGCGATGAAGGATGGCGCGTCCTTGGTTAGCTCAAGCATGCGGGCCCGGTAGTTACGCGCCGAAGGGTACCGCAGCTCCTCTAGGGCGGCAAAGCAGAACTGCTTACAGGTACCGGCACCGGGACACGTGGATACTGAGGGCAAGCTGAACTGATAGGTGACCACGCTGGCCTTCGCCATCTTCTTGTTCTGTTGTAACAGCTTATGCATGCTCTTGTCTCCCGTACTTCGTGTGTGTGGTGTGTGCTGCGTGCCGCGAATTGGCCCCGGTCAGTCTCGGTCATAAAGATAACATGCGCGGTCAATTGCATTGTCCTGCCAAGCTTCCTCAATAGTGCCGTCAGCGTGTGCCCACTCGGTCAGCTCATCCAGCTGAGCGTCGGTCAGAGGCAGGCCGGTGTTGATGCCCGTTGCCGAGGCGATGAATGAGTCGACTACGTCGCCACCAAAATCCACACAAATATCCCAAGCTAAATACCTCATGCGATTACTCCTAAGCGCTCGGTGCGCAGTGTGCTATGTGTGTCTGTCACGCTGTTGGTCCATGAGGTCACTACCAGCCAGCCGCTCCCTCTGGGAACCAGCACGTAGACCGCATCATGGGTAGCGGTGTGCTGGACACGGCAGACGACCTTGGTCAACTTGTCCTGGTCGCCCAGTTCCACCTCGACTATGCCACCGGCGGGTACGTGCAGAGCGCGGTGCAGCGGTACCCCTTTGAGTTCGGCCCGCTCAGCTGCATGCTGAGTCCAGACGAGCGGGCTGGCATGGAGCGTCATGGTGCGGAGAGCTGGCGTCGTAGCCGCGTTCAACCTTTGCATCGGCGCACCTCGACCAAGCGAGCGCGCTGCTCCGGTGTCAGAGCGTCAAGCGCCCGTTCCATGGCTTCCTCTACCGGGTCCGTCCAGGTGAACCCGGTCACCAGGGTAATCAAGTGGTCCCTATCGAGTATTGGTAGCTGCATGCCATGCTCCGTGTGTGTGTGCCGAGTGACTCAGCGTTTGTGAAAAGAGATATTGCAGGCGCCGTGCCAACCTGCAAGCTCTTGAAAGTGCAGGCAATCGACCCCCACCTGGCATGGCTAGGGATTTGACACTCAGCTCGCACCTGGTCGAGATGGGCGCAAGCTGCCGCAACGCTTGTCATAAAGCTGGCTAAAGCCTGGACGGCAATGTCAAAGGCTTGGACGGGGCTTGCATCAGTCAATCTAATGGACACGAAAAAGGCAGGCATCAACGCGCGCGTGGACCAGGCCGCATGCATGGCCCGTGCGCCTAGCCCGCCCCCAGTGACCCCGCACCCCGCCTTACCCACACACCCCGCCCCCTGCCACCCCGCCCCAGGGGTACCACCCAGCAGGTGGGGACAGGGACCTCGGGCAGGCCAGATACGTCAGGCCACACTGGGGGTTAGGCCCCGTTAACAGGCCGCCCCAAGGCCGCCCAACCGTGAGTACGAAGCCGAGCAGTCGTGTAGCCCTGAACTGTACCTCGATACACGTCTGCTGCAAGGGTGGAAGGTGTAGCATGGCCTCCCCCTGCTTTGGGCTGTATGGAGGCGTGACCGTTGGCAGATTCGGCCCACCCAGTCGCTCCGGCACCCCGAGGAGGGGGCCAGGAGAGCAGGCAGCCTGGAATCCCCTGCAGCTGAGAGGCCTTGTGTCCCCCAGCCGCGTGCCCGGTTCGTGGGAAGCCGACTCGGCTCCGGTCCAGCCTATTACTCTGTCCGAGGTGCACTAGCAGCAGAAAAGGGCTTGACACCCAGGAAGGGGTGTGATAAGGTATGCGTATGGTGGGGCCGCTTGCTCTGCAGCCGACAAGGGAACTCAGAAGCCCGACTCGCCCACCGTAGCGTCCTGGGTGCGAGGTATGTATGCCAACGGAGGGTCCTTAGGGCCCTTTCAGTCGTTGTGTCTGGACATCCTGGGTATTGGAGGGACTCGCCGTGTCTGTGTCTATTCGGCTACTTGTACGATTCCGCTTGACAGGCCTTCCGAACTACTGGTACTATGCTACATGTAGTTGAGCTTCCTGACAGACATGAGCTTATGCAAGCACAAGCTGGTGTATATACTGAAGCATTCGGATGCTTGCTGAGTAACTCAGAACCTGGTACAGGTGCAGATAGCCTCACACACGTAAGCTATGTATGCATGTAAGCATTATTCTGTTCATACAATAAATGCTTGACACATCTTACTAAGGTGTGCTATGGTCGCAGATGGAGGTACGCAGTGGCAATTGAATCTGTTCGTGTTCGCTACCTAGCAGACCGCATCATGCTCATCCTGCTCTACTCGGCCCCCACAGATGGGATGCTGGAGCGCACTGCCGACGGAGCTGTCCTTATCAAGGCCGGTCCTCTTGCCAGGGCGCTCAAGCTCAACAGCACCCGCCTCTATGACCAGCTACTCTTCCTGCAACACTCTGGTTACCTTACCGATGTAGACCCGAAGGCCCGCTGGGGCTGGGTCAGTGTCAAGCCAACCCGCCCAGCAGTGAACTGGACTACCTAGTGTCAAGCAACTTACGCAAAAGCATCCTGCCTCCTTTGGACCAGACGCCTCCTGTTTCTCCCCAGGAGCCTGTGCCGGCAGGATTAGAGGCCCCTACCGTCGCGCCAGGTGCGTCCGAGCTACCGGCGGTAGGAGCCCCTTCCTCTCTCGTCTCCGTGGACCCAGTGGCCGATTTCAGGCCCACAGAGGCCATGGTGCGGGTGAAGGCCAGGACCTGGGCCAATCTGGGCGACTCGGCTGCAGCCGGCCTCACCCTAGCCGCTGCACAGCAGGCCAGCGGCTCAGCCGCCCTCGCCAACTGGTGGGGCAGGCCAGGCTTCAAGGCCTGGTTCAGCAACACCTCCGTGACCTCTGAGCGCCTGGAATGGCTGCTCCACCTCTCCCTCGCTGCGGCCGAGGACGTCCTCCTCAACACCGACCCCAAGGCCCAGGGCGCCCGCGTCCAGATGGTCAAGGTGGTCGCCGACCTGTTAGGCAAGCGGGCCAAGGCTCCAGAGCAAGCAGATGGCAAGGGCGGCATCGAAACAATGAACAAAGCTGAGCTAGAGGCCCTCCTCGCCGCTCAGGGCATACGCCTGGAACGGGTTGCCAACGTGGCAGCCAGTCCAATCCCCAAGAAGGAGTCTTAAATGTCATCCGGCTATCAGGTCAAGAAGTGCATGTCCAGAGGCGTGTCTGTCCCAGCCTCGTCCACCCTAGCCCCAGTCTGCGGTGTTGGTATCGCCAATGAGGCTCGACTCAACCTGGTCATCGACATCTACACAGGTGCCGTAGTAGGTACCCCAAGCCTTGTCTTCCAGGACAGCACCGGCTATGGCATCTGGAACACCATCAAGACGGCCTCCGCCTCAGCCTCCACCAACCAGACCGTGTCAGCCGTCAGCCCGACCACCGGAGTGCTCACGATTGCAGCACATGGTTACACCAACGGTCAAATGGTAGCAATCGGCTCAACGGGGACGGTGCCAGGCGGCCTAGACCCATCCCAGGCCTACTTCATTCAGAATGCCACCACCAACACCTTCCAACTCAGTGCTTACCAGGGCAATTCGAATCCGGTCAGCTCCTTCACCGACTCAGGCAGTGGCACCATCACGGTGTGCGCCGCCCAGGTCGTAACCATCCGCATGAATGCCCAGGTGTCCGCAGACCAGGCCTACATGCCTCTGCGTCCAGAAGGCCAACTGGCCTGTACAACAACCTCCGGCCAGACCTGCCAGATACTCCTCTGCAACAGTGGCTACACCTACTAGGGTTACCTTCTGTCCCTTACTGCATCCCAACTAGCTAAGGCAGCCGCCCGGCTGGCCGACCTGGAGCGGGCCGAGGTGTTCGATGCCTTTCGGCCTGCATCCCGTCCTACCTCCTTTCAACAGGTCATCCTGGACGATTCAGAAGAGGTGCGGGTACAGTACGTGGTCGCCGGCAACCGGTCTGGCAAGAGCCAGCTGGGGGCTCGCAAGATGGCCTGGGCTCTGGCCGAGAACAAGCCAGGCTACGTGCGGCCTGCCCACTGGGGCACCGGAACTCTCCAGTTCCTCGTCATCGGCCGCGTGTCCAAGCAGGTCGAGGAGGTACTCTTCCGCAAGCTCAGGGCCTTCTTCAAGGAGGGCGAACTGCACGAGCAGCGGGTCGGCAACATGCTACAGAAGGTGGTTCACCGGCCGACCGGCAACATCCTCCTATTCGCTTCGCACCACAACAGCACCGAAGCCCAGGAGAAGGTGCAGGCCTACGAACTGAACGGCATCTGGATGGACGAGATGCCCTCCAGCTGGAAACTCATCGAGGAGCTCCAGCGCCGACTTCAGGACCGCAGAGGCTGGTTCTTTGCCTCCTTCACTCCCAAGACCACCAACCTGGAAATACGCCGCATGGTGGACCAGAGCCAGAGACCGCTGGCAGCCGTCTACAAGCTACGCATGTTCGACAATCCAATCTATACGGATGAGGATAAGTCGCAGATTCTCCAGTCCCTCGAAGGCATGCCGGAGACCTACCGGAAGTGCATTCTCGAAGGCGACTGGATGGACTCTGACCTTGCCGCCTATCATGTGCCCGACTCTGCCCTCGTCAAGATGCCCGCCGACTATTCGACAACCTGGCGCCATGTTGAGTGGGCTGACCCTGCCCTACAATCTAAGCATGGGTGTGTGGTAGCCGCCGAGCATCCGAAGACAGGCCTCTGGTATGTAGTCCGTGCTCGCTATTTTACTGGCATACCAGTCCCCTCCGACCTAGTCACTGCCGTTCAGTCCAGCCTGCGCGGCCTGAACATCGTCAGACGAACCTGCGACTCAGCTGCCACCTGGTACATCGGTGAGGCGGCAGCCATGGGTACACACTACGGCACCCCATGGGATAAGAACAACCGCCGCTCAGAGATGATGAAGGGCCTGCAGAAGGCACTAGGTGTTCGCCTGTTCATCACTGAGGACTGTGCTGACCTAGTTGATGAACTGGGTTCCATGCAATGGTCCGAGAATCAGGCTGACCGCATTGTGAACTCGCACAAGTACCACCTTCACGACTGCTGCATCTACGGATGGGACTGTATCCCGAAGCCGGAAGTAGCTCAGGTGTCGGTGCCAGAGCTGCATGTCCGCCTCCGCATCAAGATGGAGCAGGACCGGAAGGCCGCTGCCAACCCGCAGCCGAAGTCAGCAGTCGGCGTAAACAGAATTCTCAAGCCATACCGCATACAAAGACGGAGCAGAGCATGGTAATCGCAGTAGTGGTATGGAGCATCTTCACTGTATATACAAGTTTCTGTATACTAGGTGTCATGAATCAGAGGCGGCAGCTCAAGCTCGAACGCGCCCGCTTTGCTCATCTGAAACGCCTTAGCAACGGAAGAAGTTGGAGGTAACATGAAACTGCTGAAACTTAGGGGCCCCCGCCGTCCCCTGGAGGCACTATGAAGTTGCTGATAGCGGCGATGCGAGATGGTCCAGTTCCAAGGGGCAAGTCGGCTCTGGAAGGAGTCCCTCTAGAGGTCCGGGTCCAATATGCCATAAACGTCATTCAAGCTTGTGAGGACGAGGGCCATTGTGAGGAAGCTCGTGAGTTCCTCCGTAAAGCAGCCCCCAAGATAGACGACCCGGAACTCCAAGAAGCAGCCCACCAAGCTGTCGATGAGTCCGCCTCCCATCCACATGACTCAACCGGACCTGAGGAGTAACCCATGGCCTTGAAACTCGATACATGGATTGGCGAGGAGCGGCAGAAGGCGGAACTTCAGCGTCGCCTGCAGAACAGCATCAAGGGCCGAGTGGAGATGGAGAAGGCCTGGCGAGAGTCAGAGCGCATCGTCTTCACCGTCATGAATGTGGACGAGTCTGGCGCAGAGAAGGTGGCCCTTGGCGACGGGACTGGGGTGGACGACGCCTTCACGGCTCAGCCTCGCATCAGCATAAACACTACCTTCAAGAACTACCGGTTCCTGCACTCTCAGATGTCCGCAAACCCCCCTACGGTGGTCTGCCGTCCCACGTCTGAGGACCTAGCCGACAAGCGGTCCGCAGATGCAGCCGACCGGCTCATCCGCTACGCCATTCGCCAATTCCAGCTGCAAGAGCTCATGGACCGATGTAACGGCCACGCCCTCTTGTACGGTACCGGCTTTGTCAAGATGGTCTGGAACCCAGATGCAGGGGCTGTCCTAGAGTTCAATGAGGAGACTGGCGAGATTCTGTGCGAAGGTGCCATTGAGGCTACCGTGCCGCTACCCTGGAACATCTATCTGGACCCAGATGCATCCACCTGGAACGAGGTGCGCTTCGTTCTTGAGAAGCTCTACATGTCCTACGATGAAGCCCTTAGCATGTTCCCCGACAAAGCTGAGCTACTCGAAAAGCTGAGGAACCAGACAAGGGCTATGAGCGGCTCAGGCTCTACTGTCGAGACCGAGCCTTCCCCGACCTTCCTCAAGCAACAGCACTTCGATGTGGTCGAGATATTCCAATACTGGGAGAAGGGCCTGGCAGTCAATGGCATGCAGGGCCGCTTCTGCTACTGTACGGCCGAAGGCGACCTACTCAGCCCCCTAAAGACCAACCCACACCGCTTCGCTCCAGTTAAGGCTGGCAGCCTAGACAAGACCAAGAAGTCGGCAATCGAGATAGCCAAACTGCCCTACAACATCATCACTGACATTGACAATCCATGCGCTGTATGGGGCCGAAGCACGGTCGTCTATGCTGCTCCGATTCAGGATGTACACAATGCCCTGATGAACGTCATGATTGAGAATGCCAGGGCACACGGCGTTGCCCGTCTGCTCATGCATGAGGACACTGAGGTTGCCGACGACTCCATCACCAACTCAGCCTACGATGTGGTGCGTTGGACCGGAACTAGGGCGCCAGAATATCAGAAGCCTATGGAGATGCCTGCCGCGATGGAGCAGCTCATCGGATTGGCAGCTGCCGGTATCGACAATATGTTCGGAGTGAATGAGGCCAACTTTGGACAGCAGTCTAGAGAGCAATCCGGCTTCTCGATGCAGTACGCAGTCAGCCAGTCCAACTCTATCCGCCGCCGACTCTTCAACAAGTATACACTCCTGGTGGAGAACGTGTTCAAGTCCTACCTCGACTTGGTACGCAAGCACTGGACCGATGAGCGGACCATTTACGTGCTAGGTAAGGAGAAGGCCTTCGAGTCTCTGGACATCAAGGGTGCTGACATTGAGGGCGGATTTGACCTGGTAGTCGAGTATGGCGCCTCCCTTAGTCTCGACCCCGTGTCTAGGCGGCAGGAGCTAATAACGATGTTGCCACTATTCGAGAAGGCCGGAGTGGACACTGGCGACCTCCTCCGACTGATGAAGCTGTCCGAGCTGGAGGGTGCATACGACCTGGTCCAGCTGGCTGCTGACCGGCAGCAGGAGATATTCGATGAGATAGAGTCGACAGGGCAACCTGTTGAAATCAGGGAGATTGCCCAGCATGCTGCCATGCTTAAGTATGCCTATGACTATGTAATGACTGCCCATTTCAGGGACCTAGACCCCTCAGTACAGAAACTCATTGACGACCACATCAAGGCCAGAGAGCAGATGGCTGCCAAGAGTGCCACGATGCACCAACCGGCCCAGGGCCCTGGAGCCAATCCGGCAGGTACCCCTCCAGGCCCTCAGACGGTCCCAGGAGCCGCCGCAATGGCAGGGGGCTTACCAGGAGCCCCAGGACAGGGCGCAGCGCCTCCAGCGGCCGCTGGGCCTCCTACAGGGGCACCTCCCACCCCAGGCCCTCAGGCTGGCAACGGGCCAGCTCCCCTAGGGCCCTGAGCCTCAAAGAAATAGCTTGACAAGTTTTGTATAGTGTGAGACTCTCTCCAATACACGTCAATACACAAATAGGCCCATCCCCAATTCCGGGGACGGCTCATTAGGCCCACCCCTCGGGGCGGCCATAAGGTTATGACATGGCTACGCAAGTTATCTCATCTGGTGGTGAGTCGGCAGGAATGAAGGCGCTTGACACGCTCTTCACCCCTACCGCCAAGCCGACCGCAGCTCCAGCCAAGGCCAGCTCGTCCCTAACGGACCCGCCGCCAAAGCATACGGAACTGACGGAGTCCGAATTCGCCGGTGACGCGCAAGCAGAACCAGCGGACCTGGGAAGTCTTGGAGACGTTCCAGGCGACACCCCCACAGCTCAGGCTACTGAGACCGAACAGGCCGCCTCTGCAAAAGCAGAAGCCAACCCGTTCTCCTTCTCAGTAACGGATGACAAGGGACGTCGGAAAGTGTCTGTTGACTTGAATGACAAGGAGGCACTAGCTCGCATTCTTCCACAAGCTTATGGCTTCCGGAAGATGCAGGCGGAGCGTGACCAGCATGCAGCGAAGCTTAAGGACATTGAGCCGAAGCTAGCAGACCTGGAGAGCAACTGGAAGACTCTTGAAACGGCCTACCAGCAATCAGGTGTGGAAGGCGTAATTGACCTTCTTGGCGGCAAGAAGGGGCACTACAAAGAGTTCCTTCAGACCGAGATTCAGCGGGATGCGCGCTACAAGACGGCTACTGAAGCTGAGCGCAAACTGATGGACCAGGAGGCCGAAATTGCCAAGCTCAGGAAGGACTCTGAGACGCGTGACAAGGCTGCGCAGGAGGCTGCAAAGGCGGCTGCAACTGCTAAGGAACAAGCAGACCTTACCAACCTGGAAGCTCAAATGGTCCCTGTATTCAACAAGTATCGGTTCGCTGGTACGTTGGGCGATGCAGGTCAAGAGGCTGCCTTCGACAAAGCGGTATGGCAGCAGGCGCTAGATGAACTCATCGCTCTCCCGGATGAGCAGGCCCTAACGGCCCAGCTGGTAGATACCACCTTCCGCAGAGTCAGCACCTCATTCAAAGCAGCAATTGGCAAGAGTGCGAGCGCCCAAGCACGGGCCTCCATCGCCAAAACAAAGGACGCAGCTCAGACACGAGTTGCAGCAGCAGCGAACCGGGCTCTACAGCCGGCAACAGATATGACAGCACAGATGACCGCCGGCATTCGCAAGGGCGGCATCGGGGGACTCACAGACGGTCTGATGAGTATCCTTAGGAACAGTAAATAGGCCAACCCTGAACAAGGTTGCCCAAATTAAGGGTTAGTAACAAATGACGTATTCATCCATTAACCAGTTGGCACTTGGTAACTATCTTACCATTGCGTTCATCGAAGGCGTGCACAAGCAGATTAGCATCACCTACCCAGAGTGGGAAATGGTCGAGCGCATGCGTGTCGGCTCGGTCGACGGCCGGGAAGCCCGCTTCCTGCTCCAAACCAGCCTTGGCCCTTCGGCGGTTCAGAACCGGAACCCTGGTATCCGCAGCCAGTTCCCTGCTGGCTCGGAAAGCTCCATCCAAGAAGGTACGCTGACCTACAAGGAATTCGATGCCACGATTGAGCTCGAATACAACTTGTATCGTCGCATCCTTGAGTCGAAGTCCAAGTATGATGCCTCGGCATTGGCCATGGAAGTTGACTCGAAGACCACGGCGATGAAGCGCCTTCTCTGCCAACAGTTCTATGGTGACGGTACTGGCGTTCTCGGTCGTACGAGCTCGGCTACTGTAACTGGCGGACAGGCTGTCGTCACGATGCGCGAAGGCGCTACGGACCAAGGCTTCGCTGGTTCATTCCAGTTCGGTGAAGCGGTCTCGGCCTGGACGGCTGCTGGTGCTGCTGGTGCAGCTCCTACGGTTGCTTCTGGTACCTTCGACCATTGGCGCGTGGTTGCCCGCAACCCGGTCAGCACCGTCAACACGGTCACCCTCCAAGCTGAATCCAGCACCAACGCCATTCTAACCGTCACGGCATACACGCCGGCTGCCGGTGAACAATGGGTTAAGTATGGTCAGCCCACTGTTGCTAACCTTACGGCCATCGCGGACTATGGGTCGGCGACGGAAGCGATGACGGGCCTCGACGCCCTCATCCGTAACGATGGCAGCACCGTCTATGGCATCAGCCAGCAAGGCGCTGTTTCTGGTACTGTCTACGACAACGCGGCGGCCATCTTGGACGTCAACAGCATTGAACAAGCCATGAACCAAGTGAAGAACGCTGTTGGCGAAGGTCGCTACAAGTGGCCGATGATGCTCTGCAACCGGGAAGCCCGGAGCACGTTCATCGACTCTCGCGAAACGGACCGCCGCTTCATGAGCATCGAAGACAACAAGAGAGGCTTGAACAAGTTTGTGTACGTCCACCAAGACGACTCAATCGAAATCAAGGGCTCTGAGTTCTGTCCTCACTTCAAGGCGTACATCTTGCCGGAAGGTAAGACGGAAGGCCAGAAGGTCCTCCAATTCCGTGGAACCGACATTAAGCCGGCTCGTGCGGAAAACGGGGATGTGTTCATGTTCGCGCCAGGCACGAGCGGCTACCACCAGCGTCTCATGGTCTCGTACCTGAGCGGAATGGGCCAATTGCTCAACCTGCACCCGGCTGCGACCATCAAGGTACAGAACTTTACGCTCAGCTGAACCAAGCAACCCTAGGAGGCCTAGCCTATGCAGCGAGGACACGAAGGGGACTCCGGTTCCCGAAGTTGAACGGGGCGTTGCTTGACGCCCACCTAGAGTCAAACGAGCCACCATCGTTAAGTGTGGGGTTGGCGAGCTATCGCCTTCTCTCTAACATCCTGAGAGCTTGAACGGCTCACCGAAGGAACCTCATGTCAATCGTATATCCTCTAATCATCACGACCCCATCAGGCGTGAACGTGGGCACATCCACCTTCACCTACAACTCACCAGCTGCTCTTAGCAATGGCCAAGAGCTCTACCTAGTGCTTGAGAACCCGGGCGCCCTTCCGACTCCCCTTGTTCAACAAACCAAGTACTACGTCATCTCGGCCAGCAGCACCACATTCCAACTCAGTGCTACGTCCGGCGGCTCGGCCATCAGCCTGAGTGATGGCGGCAATGGCAACTTCTCGGCATACCCGTCGAGTGATGCGAATCAGCCGTCCAGCGGCAACTATCCCACCCCCCAAGCTATTCCTCCTCTTGCCCAAGCTGCACGTGCTGGCCGTTACCCTGCCCGCAAGTTCAACAAGAGGGAAGATAAGGTCATCCAGTCTGTCACCTCATACGTTCCAGGCTCGGTCGTCTCAGGAGCCTCTTCAGGCTATGTGACCCAGCCTACCACGGTGCAAGGTGCTCTCGACCAGTTGGCTGTCCAGTCAAGCGGCGGAGTTGCCAAGACTCTAGCAGTTACCTACAACTTCTCGGTCAATGGTGGAGCCATCGGAGCCATCGCCCTAGGCCAACAGTTGCCAGCTGCGGCCATCGTGACCGAAGTCATTACTGACGTGCAGACCGCCCTTGTGGGCAGCGGCACTCTTCAGCTTACCGGTGCAACTGATGGCGCCCTTGCTCCTACACTCTCCAGCGCCTCTAGCGGCCAAATCTGGGAAAGCCCCACCACGGCCAGCACTGACCTCCTCAAGAAGGCTACGGCCACTCAGAACCTTCAGGCAACCATTGCTGGTGCTGTCCTCACGGCAGGCAAGGTGACCTGGTTCATCCGCTACGTCCAATCCGCCTAAGCCAAGCTAGGGAGCCTGCGGGCCCCGTGCGGTTCTTGGTTGGTCTCCGCATGGCTAAAAGACCGGCACCACTTTCTGCCCCCCGATTCCAGTGACATTCGGTCTGCTGGGTAGGGCCTCACTAGGACTAAAGGGATACACACGTGGCGTATACGCTCAGCCCCAATCTTCGGCTTCGTCTAGACTCCAACCTGACGGCGAATGCTCAGTACAACCTGCTCGTCCTGGATGCGCAGGCCAGTACAGTACAGACCGACTCTAACGGGAACACGCTGGTCAGAGGCAAGTCCTCGGTCATCATCACGGCCAATGATGCCAGTGTTGAAGGCTCTGGTGTCGGCGGCACCATCCAACTTGGGCAAGCAAGCCAACCGCTAACCAATCTCCTCATCTATGCTAATAGCCTCGGTCTATCTGGTGGCTTCTCCCTCGGAGACAGTGCACCTTCTGCAGGCAGCCTGCTCCTATCCTACAACTCTACGGCCGGCGGCGGCAGCGCTGATACGACTCCTAGAACACTCACCATGGCCATGCAGGGGGCAAATCGCTCCCTAGTCCTTGGCGGGAATCTGTCAGTCCTTGGTGGCGACGTGACGCTCAATAGCGCCGGCCCCTCCTCGGTCCAGCTGCCTATTGCCGGCACCTTAGTGACCCTGTCCGGCTCTGAGACTCTTACCAACAAGACCATCGCTGCTGGGGCCAATAGCCTCACCGGCATAACAAATGCCAACCTGTCCGGCTCTGCTGGCATTACGTATGCGAACCTGTCTCTAACTGGCAGCCTGCAGCTGACCGACCTGTCTCCAGGCTTCAGTCTGCCCTACTCGAAGACCTCGCTTGGAAACAGCATTGTCAATGGGGATATCTCTGCTACGGCCGGAGTGGCTTATTCTAAGCTCAATCTGGGCGGAAGCATCCTAGGCTCTGACATCTCATCCAGTGCTGCCATCCCCTATGCCAAGCTTGCTGCTCTGGCCGGAAGCCAGGCAGTAGTCACCAGCCCTGGTGGAGTGCTCACGACAACCTCGGCCCTTCCCGTTGGCCTGGGAGGTACAGGGGTTTCTGGCACCGCCTCCTTCCCTTCCTCTGGTACTGTCCTCTCTGACTCTAACTCTGTCACGGTCTCTAACAAGTCCATGTCAGGGTCGACGAATACCTTCAGCAACATACCGTATGGGGCTCTCTCTCTGTCTGGTGGCATCACCAATTCGGATGTGAGTGGAACAGCGGGTATCACCTACTCCAAGCTCTCTTTGACAGGCGGCATCGTCAATTCGGATGTAAGTGGAACTGCTGGCATTGCCTACTCCAAGCTCTCTCTAACAGGCGGCATCGTCAACTCAGATGTATCCTCTAGTGCTGCCATAGATGGAAGTAAGGTCAACCCTAACTTCGCCAATCAGCTGATACAGACCACGAATGGGGTCCAATGGTCGGTTGGCGGCTATACCACCCTACTTCAGGCAGCCCAATCTGGGCAGTCCAGTAACCTCACGTTCCGGCTTCCATCTACCGCCGGATTAGCTGGTCAGATTCTTGCCACTGATGGCGCCAACGATATGTACTGGAAGTCAGGGGGAGCTGGCTCTGTTACTTCAGTCGGCTTGGTCGCCCCCTCCGACCTATTCACAGTAACTGGGTCCCCCGTCACTCTGTCAGGGACTCTCACCTTTGCTGCCGTCGCACAAGCTGCCCATGCCGTCTGGGCCGGACCTACTTCAGGTGCCTCTGCCACTCCAGGCTTCCGCTCTCTCGTGGCTGCCGACATTCCTGCCTTGCCTTATGCCGCTCCCTTCACTCCTGGCAATGTGAGTACGGCTACTACTGGTGTAAGTGTTACCGGAGGTACTGGGTCTACAGTAGGACCGAACGTCTCGGTTGATGTTCAGACCGCCTCGGCGACACAGCCTGGCCTCTTAGCTGCCGCCGACTGGACTACCTTCAACAATAAGCAGCCAGCTGGCTCCTACGTTCTGACCACACGGAATGTGAATACTACTGCCCCTTTGACTGGTGGCGGGGCTCTTTCCAGCGACCTGACTCTTAGCATGCCGGTTGCCACAGGCAGTCAGGCCGGATATCTGGCTTCTGCTGACTGGACAACGTTCAATGCAAAGCAGGCAGCTCTTACCTTCGGAAGCATAAGCACCTCGACGACCGGTGTAACAGTAGGCTCAGGGGCCAATAGCACAGTTGGTCCGAATGTGACTGTTGACGTTCAGACTGCCTCTGGTACACAACCTGGTCTCCTGGCTGCTGCCGATTGGACAACGTTCAACAATAAGGGTTCTGGTACCGTTACCTCGGTGAGTGTCACAACTGCCAACGGGGTAAGCGGGACGGTTGCGACTGCGACGACCACGCCGGCAATCAGCTTGACACTTGGGGCAATTACTCCGACAAGCGTTGCAGCATCTGGTGCCATCTCAGGTAGCAACTTCTCAGGGTCAAGCTCAGGTACCAATACTGGGGACCAGACCATCTCGCTAACCGGAGATGTCACTGGCACTGGCACAGGCTCCTTCGCTACCACCATTGCAGCCAATGCTGTCACGAATGCCAAGGCGGCCCAGATGGCTGCCGGCACACTGAAGGGCAACAATACAGGCAGCACGGCAAACGCCTTAGACCTTACCTCTGCTCAAGTAGCGGCTATGCTCCCTGCCTTCACTGGCGATAGCGGCTCTGGCGGCGTGCAGGGGCTGGTACCTGCTCCGGCAGCCGGTACCAAGGCGGCCGGAGACTTTCTGGCAGCTACGGGCTCTTGGACCTACGTGGACCAGTCGAAGCCGTTCTACCAGCCGTTCTCTCTGCTAAGTCAGACCCTCAATCCGACATCAGGTGCGAAGGTCAACAATGTACTAGTTTACACAGCTCTCAATGGCCGTACTTATGGTGCGACAATTGGAGCAGCAGCTTCGACCATTGGCATCTTCGACGTTACGAATACGGCAGCCCCGGTGTGGCTTGGCAACTCGCCTACCCTGCTTGGTGCCTACAATGCAGTTCATGCAGTAATCGGTGGTGTTGACTATATAATTGTGGCCTCGTCTGGTGGCTACAACCTGTACATCCTCAACATGTCGAATCCGTACTCCCCCACCATCACTACCACATTTGGTACTGGCAGTGCGGGCGGCTCTATGTACAACTTGGCCTATGCTAACGGCATGGTCTATGTTGCACGTCAGAGCACAGGCCTTCAGGTCATCGACATTGGGAACGGCATCGGGGGTGGCACACTCACTTCCCCCGTAATCACCTACTCACAAGGGTCTGGCAAGTCGTTTGGGGTGGCCGTCTATGGAACCACCTTGTACACCACCCAGTACTCCACATCGCCCTATGGTACTCGTCTACTGAACTCCTGGACCTTGACCGGTGGCGGGACAGTTGGGGTGCCAAGTCTCCTACAGAGCCTAACCCTGACCGGATTGGGCGAAGCGCTTGCTGTGTCCATTAATGCAGCTGGTACCACTGCTTATGTGTCTATCACCACTGGGGTACAGCAGTTCAACGTGGTGGACGTCACAACTCCTTCATCAATGTCTGAGTTGACACATGTGACGATTCCAAGCGGCTACACCATCCCTGCCGGCGTTGTCCCAGTTCCATATGGTAACTACCTGTTCATGGCTGCCGGGGCGAACTCGACCTATGGTGGCGCCATATTCATGTATGACGTTACTACCCGCTCCTCTCCTGTTCTCATCAACACCGTGACAGCTGGGCCTGCTTCTTCCCCCTTTGGTGGCATAACCATACAGGGTGGCTATCTGTACGCCGGTGACTATGGGATAGCCCCGGGCAACACGTCTACAATAGACATATTCACCCTTCCCCTACTGACTCCCACCTTTGGTGCGGCAACGGGCAGTCAGCTAACTCTCTCCTCTTTGACCCCGAACACGGTCCTCCTTGCTGGTGCCTCGAATCAGGTGACCTCGCTGGCTAATGCCTCCAACGGTCAAGTGTTGACCATGGTGTCAGGAGCTCCGGCCTGGACAAGTGGCTCCTCCTACACCCTTCCATCCTACAAGACGACCTGGGTAACCGCTTCTGGCTCATCTCTAACGGTGTCTCACGGCTTGGCCAGTACCGACCTCATCATCCAGGTGTTTGACATATCGACCGGTGACACCATCCAGATGGACCATGTAGAGCGTATCTCCACTAGCCAGGTTACCCTCATTGCCTCCTCGGCCCCACCTGCCACCTCCTGGCGTGTGCTCATTCTAGCAGTCTAGAAAGGAATATTTGAATGAAGTTATATGGTACACTCTCAGAGCTAGTCGCAGCACAGTTCCGCCTGTCAACAGGTGGAGCTGTTAGCTTGGCATCGAGCTCGACCCAGACTTCTGGAACCCAGACGGCTAACCTGCCTGACTTGGGCTCCTCCACCACGGCCAACACAGATACGGTTGTGATGGTCACTCTGCCACAAACACTGACAAATAAGACTCTGACAAGTCCGACACTGACCACTCCAGCTCTTGGTACTCCAGCCTCTGGTGTGATGACTAATGTGACCGGCCTGCCTCTGTCAACTGGGGTAACTGGCACCCTAGCCGTCCTCAATGGAGGGACTGGAACTACCACAAGTACAGGTACCGGTAGTACGGTCCTGTCGACCAGTCCAACACTGACTACTCCCAACTTGGGAACCCCTAGTGCCATCAACCTGGCTAATGCAACTGGACTTCCGACCTCAGCGCTGACGGGAACGGTTGCTCCAGCCAACGGGGGAACGGGGGTTGCGAACGGAGCAGCCAACACGCTCACGTTCACTGGCAACTACTCGCTGGGGCTAACCCTCTCTGCTAATACTGCGGTCACCCTCCCGACGTCAGGCACTCTGGCCACGCTGTCCGGCACCGAGACCCTCTCCAATAAGACGCTTGGCAGTACCAACACGGCTACCGGTGTGGTGATGGCAAGCTTCTCCCCAGACGGGACACATACCCTCACTGCCCCTGCTGCTACTGACACGTTGGCTGTCCTGGCTGCTACTCAAACGCTTACCAACAAGACCATCAGCGGGGCATCCAATACCATAACCAATGTCTCGTTGACGACTGGGGTGACTGGTACCCTCCCGCTGGCAAATGGGGGGACTGGTGGCACTTCTCAGTCCACAGCTCTGACAAACATACTACCGTCGCAGACCGGTCAGTCAGGGAATGTGCTAGGTACCAATGGTACCAGTGCTTCCTGGGTTACCACATTGACCAACCCGATGACCACGTTGGGTGACATCATCTATGAGAATGCCACTCCTACAGCTGCACGACTGGCCGGCAACACGACCACCACTAAGCAGTTCCTTACTCAGACCGGTACTGGCTCTGTAAGTGCAGCTCCTGGTTGGGCCACCATTGTCGCTTCGGACCTACCAACAAGTTCGACCATTACTTGGAGTGGGGCTCAAACATTCAGCGGTGGGTATTCTGGAAATGCTCCTGCTGTATATTCTTTCAATTCATGGAATCCTGTGGATACCGCTGGAACTACCACTAATGCCCAAACTGGTACCGCAAAAACCAACGGTGTAACTGGATTGACTGTAACCACTGGCAGCAGTACTACTGTTACTAGCGGCACATCTCTCACCAATGGTACGATGACTTTTACATTCGCCAATGTGGGACGATATCAGATTATTGCTAATGTGTATTGTACCCATGGAAACCTTTATACAAACTGGTTACAGAATTTTAACTATTCTGGTACTGCCACCGCTTATTATCTTAGTAGTACATTCCAATCGGTTGGTGTTCCTAATGCTAATAATTTCTCAGATACGGATGTATTTTACATAAACGTAACTGCAGCCAATCAAACATTTATAGTTCAAGCAACTTGTGCAAATTCATCTAGTGGTACAAATACGCAGCATACAGCCTATGCTCAAGTTCAAGTAATAGCTTTATAAAAGGTAGACAGGTAACTATGCCTTTACTGCAATACGGATTCGCTGACGTGCGCCAGATACTTGCCATCTGCTTACTCCTACTAGGCTGCGGTACCAGAGGTACAGCGAAGTCGGAGACCTCCCTGCCTGTCTCTGACCTACGCGCAGCTCAAGCTGAGACCCTCAGTCAACTGTCAGGGGCATCAGACCCATCCTCTGGGTGGCCATCCGCTTCCGACTGCGACGGCGCCTTGTGGGCAGGAGAGGCCGCTTTTGCCGGCGCCTCATCTGTGAACATTGCTCTGGCGCTTCAACCGGATGGCAGGCCTACCAGAGAGCCTGGCCATGATTGCCCTCCTCCTGGTGCCCCTGGTGGAGCCTCACACACCACCTCCACAGACATGCAGCTTGGTACCATCCTTGGTCTCTACGGGGCCAGAGACGCGGCCAGCCTGGAACTCCTCCAATCGTACACCGAGGACAACGGGGGGATTGTCGGAACTCCAGATGCTGTAGTGACTGACCTGGCCTACGTTGAGATGAAGCCTGGACAGAGGAGCCTCATGGCTATGGCGGTTTGGCAGCTGGGCGGGAGTCCGGCCGAGCCTTGGCTGCACACGCCCATTGTATATGGACCTCCTCAAAATGACTCCTCCCTGCATCTGGCCCTTCTCAGTCTGGCTGGGGAGAGGGAATTAGGTAGCTTCGGTGAAGCCGACCAACTGGTAGCAGACAGCCTGCTAGTAGGGGCCTCTGGGGATGCCCTGGCACAAGCTGTGGCTGGGAATAGCTCGACTGCTGCCGCCCTAATACTGAGCCCCTCCTACTCTCCTCCGTCCTATGTGCGGGGCTCTCTGCCTGCCTATGCCTACGTCCATAAGCTCCTGGTATTGCACATACTACTTAGCCCTTGACATCCCTCAAGGAATGAGGTAATCTGACCAATGGAATCCTTACAAGAGATACGTGAACGGCTTACCCGCATCGAGGACAAGCTGGACTCCCACCTGACGACGACGGCCTCAACCACCACGGACGTTGCCTGGGTTAAGTCCCACCTTAAATACCTATGGATAGTGCTACTAGGCGTAACTGGCAAGCTAGCACATCTGACCTTCCTAAAATAGGCCATGCGCCACAAGGAGACCGAGAATGGCACTAAGTAAAGAAGCCCTCAAGCAAATGAAGGCTAAGATGAAGTCACCCCCTCCAGCCAAGTCGGCTAAGGGCAAGAGTGAAGCTGACCCAATGTTTGACATCCCTACCGATGCCCCTGATGCCGGCGACGGGGACGTGGACAACAAGTCTCGCAACGACAGTGCTGATGCAGGTGCCAGCGCCCGTGAAGTGGGCCGCGCTGCTGACGGGGACATTGGCTCCTCTGGCGAAGGCGACGAGGGCACCCCTGACCATGAGGAAACGGAAGGGAAGCATGAGAAGGCGGCTGAAGATGACAAGCTGGCTGACATGTCCGATGAGGACTTGCTGCATGAGCTGAAGCGCCGTGGGCACCCTGCCGGCGAGCATCTCGACAAGTCCAAGGGCGTCGATGAGGAAGCCTCTGACTATAAAGAGGAGTCAGATGAGGCAGCTGAAGAGTCCTAGTCTGAACCGGTCTGAACCGGTCTGACCTAATGCATAAGGAATCCAGATGGCAAGGTTACTTACAACCTCGAATCTGGTCGCTGATGTACGGTCGCTTATCGACGAGAACAATGCGACCAGCGTGTCAGATGAGTCAGACATCATCCCTGCGCTAAACAGAGCTCAGGACGTTGCTGCCAACATCTTGGCACGCCACTACGAGAGCCCGCTGCTGGCCTATGAATTCGTGCCGCTTACCACTGCTCAGGAATATCCGATTCCAAGGACCGCATTTGAGAATCGGCTTGAGAAGGTGGAAGTGCAGATTCAGAACGGCTTATTCCAGCCGGTGAAGCGGCAGTCCTACCGAGATGCTACCCTTCTTGAGACGACGGCGCATACCTCTATCCCCTTGTTCTACTCTGAGATTGGGGACGTCTTCCGCCTGTATCCCTCTCCAACTGGGGCGTACCCGCTGCGAGTCTGGTACCTCAAAGACCCTCCTCCCTTGGTGCTAGAGCAGGGAACGGTTACTGGTGTCAATCTGGCGCAGAACTATGTGATTGTCGATGCGGTCGGGACGGCCTTGACAACAGATGCCAGTCAGACCTCTTCGTATGTGAACTTTGTCGACTATAGGACAGGGAATACGAAAGGTACAGCTCAGATACAGAGTATCACCAATAACACAATCACGTTCAAAACATTGCCAAACCGGCAGGTAGTCTTGGACCAGCCGATTGGGTCAGGTATCCCCCCGACCGTCGGGCCAGATGACCTCCTATGTACTGTAGACGGCACCTGTATTCCTGTGCTCAAGAAGCCATTCTCCAATTACCTGATAAATATGGCTGCTTCTGAGATTCTGAACACGAAGCTTGGCATGACGTCAGAGCTGGGTGAGAAGGTCAGGCTGGAGATGCAGAACCTGGTCAAGGAGTCGTGGGTGGGCCGAGAGTCCTACGTGCGAGTGCGGTCTGCGAGCCCGGCCTGGGAAAGGGTCGGGAGGCGCTTCGGTAACCGGTTCTAATTATTGATGAAACATATGGACACAATGTTGGTAATTGACTATAACTCCCATCTCTGGTATCTTAAGAGGTGGAGGTGTATATGTTCAAGTGTTCAAAGTGTAAAGAGTATAAAGAATCAAGTGAGTTCTATAATTTCAAGAAAGAGCGACGATGTAAACCATGTAGCAAGGCAAAACAACTGCTATGGAGCAAACTCAATCCCATACATAAATGGGGTCTTGGTCTCAAGAAGTCTCGGTTTTGGCCAGAACTATCTGCCATGGAATGTGTTGCTAAGTATGAAGAACTTTTTCAGTCCCAGCAAGGACTATGCGCCTGCTGCGGTAAACCACAATCTGCTGAGAAGAAGCGATTTGCCGTTGACCATGACCATAAGACAAAGAAGGTTCGAGCCATTCTATGTATGTCCTGCAACAGAGGCATCGGATTACTAGGCGAGGATGTAGTTCACAAAGCAGCAGAGTACCTTAACAGGTTCTAATCCCTTCCACAAGCAAGGAGCCTAGTATGGCAGACCCCTTTAACACCCCAAATGCAGCTGAGCTGATGGCCAGGTTGCGCGACAAGGTGCCTAGTGCCAAAGCGAAGAAGGCGGCAAAGGCAGCAGCTCGCGGCGACAAAGAGGATGAGGAGTCTGATGAGGAAGCTGCTATTGAACCTACTCCTGTTGCAGGCCCATACTAACTAACTAGGAACTCGTATGCCAAACCCAATGGATTTGCTGAAGTTGCTCAAAGACAAGGGTCCACCAGAGCCAAGCCGGGATGCCAAGCGCAGAGCTCGCGCCATGGTCAACTCCCCTACGGGCGAGAAGGACCTGGACGACGAGGATGCCAGGCAGGCAGAAGAGGATAGGCCAGAGAAGCCTGCTCCGACTGCAGGCGGTTCATAGCATGCCAGCCAAGTCCAAGGCCCAGTTCCGTGCAATGGCAGCAGCTGCTCATGGCGATTCGGATGCAATCTCCATCGACCCCAAGAAGGCGAAGGAATACCTGACCGCCAACTATGACAAGATACCAGAGCATACTAAGAAGAAGCCCAAGCCTAAAGCTAAGGGATAACCCACGTGGCAATGAAATTCCAGACCGTCCCTCATGGTGACTTGGGCGGGGGCATCGACGCTCTCTCCTCGGAAGACACGATTCCAGAAGGGTTTAGCGAATCCCTCATTAACATGGACCCGACTCCCGAAGGATATGCGCAGAAGCGCCCAGGCTATCAGGGGGTATGGGGCAATTTGCCTGTACGGGTGCAACGTGCCGCCCAGGTCCCCTCTCCTGGGGTTACGTATCCTGGAGACACAAATGCAGTTACCAGAGTAGTAGGCTCACCGAACGTCCCTGCCATTCTGGTAGGAGATGGCAGCTCGACCCTATCTGCCCTGGTCGCTTCCTTCAACTCCTTCTACTCATCTCCGGTGCCGTTGGCCTATTCAGGCAGCCCTGGTCCGGTCCTGCCACTTGGCTACCAGTTGACCGTCCCGCAGGAGGACGTGACCCTGCAGCTGGATAGCAGCATTGACTTGCCCCTGACTGGCCATGCCATTCAAGTGGCTGGGTTGACCAGTCAGCAGAACAGCTCTGGTGGCGGAGAGTTCCCACAGGGAACGTACACAACCCGCTGGTACCCCTCCTTTCTGTCTGACCCTCGCTATACCTTCTCGGCCTCCTCCACCCCACTTGTGCTGTCAATCCCCCAAGTACAATCAGCTTTGACGACAGTAGACACTTGGGTAGGGTTGACTAGGTCCACTTCGACCACCGACACCTCCAATCAGCAGTTTATCGCCAATGCAGTCGGAGTGAATTCGAGCACACTTGAGACCGACATCTCATACGAAACCTCCGCCGAATTCAGAGGCTTCGTTTACTATGCATCCAAGCCTGCGACGCTGAATGAGACCTACATCTTCACCGCAACAGTCTCTGGCTCCTATACAGCCTCAATCTCTGCTGCCACTCATGCACTGTCCACCAGTGCCATTCAGGTTCGCTGTTTCTATAATACCGGAACTGCCCTAATGCAGCTTGTACCGGACTCTATTCAGATAGATGCATCGGACAATGTGTCTGTCTCCTTCATTGACCTGCCTGCCTCCACCTCCCTTGTCATCAGTCTGTCTGCAGCTCCAGAAGCAAACTCGACCTCGTACCCTGTCGGTCCCTTTGCTACAGTGACCCAGTCAGTTGCTACTGCCACCCCATTCACCTTCATGGATGCATACACGGATGATGGTACCGGCAATAGGGCCTACGTACTGCCGGACAGTGTGTCCTATGATGCCACGACCGGTCTCACAACGGTCAGCGTAACCAATGCCTCCGGCACTTCCTTGTACATTGACCTATACTGGCAGACGGTGCAGGTTGTAACCAATGTAGTGGCTGTCTACCCTTCCACAGTGACTGGCCTCAGTTGGTCAGACTCTTCCCCTCAATTGACCATATGGGGCCTAGACCACTCATCCATATATGGGAACACGGCAGGCGCTACTGCCGGCTGGGTGACCGAGCTGGACTCGTATAGGGCAGACGCAGAGGAGTTTCTGGTAGCTGGACTTGGAGGCAACTTCTTCAAAGGGGCCAACTCGGACATACCGACCCCACAGCTCTATCCTAACTTGCAGAATCGGGCATCCTCAGATAACTACCTAGGCCCGGTCTTTGTGAATTCGCTAAGCACATCCAATCGGTCGGCTGGTTACATACAGGCCACAAACGCTAATGGCTTTGTTCCGGCTTCCTCCATTGTGTGGGACTCCTCGACTGGCTGGATGCTGGTCACGATAGAACTGCTCGCTCCCACAATTGTCGGAACTCTCTCCTCCATCATTCGAAACACGGCCGGCTTTGCTGACCAGTTGACAATTCAAGGTGCCTCGTACTCTGTGCAGGATGGTACGTTCCCTGTAGAACAGGTTAGCCTGGTCGGAACTACTCTGCAGATATGGGTCAGCAATCCGGCGTTGACGACGGCAGACTATCAGGATGCTCAGTCAGGTGCCAGGGTAGGTGTATTCACTGACCGCATCGCCTTTGCCAATACATCCACCTTTCTCCCTGGTGATGCCCTGACCGGCAAAGCGTTCACCTCACCTGAGCTGCTATCGGTCCTCGCCTCCTCGGGCACAGAGGTGCTTGTTGCCAACGTGACTGAGCCACTCCTCATTCCAGGCGGCTCCCCGATTGCCGGTCAGAGAACTTCCTCCGTCATCCCACTCAGAGATAGCAATGGAGTAGCTCGTGTGTCTATTGCCGACTCTGCTGGCAATCTGGTTGATGGCATGGTGGCTGGCGATATGGCTAATCTGGCGACGCTGAGTGGAACCGGGAATGCCTATGCCCGCAACATTCGTGTAACCAATGTGGTGTCAGTTGGGAATCAGGCAGTCAGTCTAAGCTCCGATGGGGAAGTTGCCACCGCTATTCTCTCTATTGACCTGAACACCTCATTCCAGATAGGAGACCAGATAGCTCTGTCCCAAGCTGGTGTGTTTACAGGCACTCAGGTCATCACGGCTCTTACTGGCACCAGTGGCATCGAGTTCGCCTCGACTCAGGTAGTGGCCAGTCAGGATGGGACGCTTATCGGATATGCAGTTGGCATCGATGAGTCTCTGCAATGGTCCGATGATGTGGACTCTGCCAACACGTTCGACGTGGCTGGGCGTTGGGCCCCAATAGAGGCCCCCACAACGACAGGCTCAGGGGCCACCCCAGAGACTCCTGGCCCCTACGTTTCCTACCTGCCCACTTCCTCCTACTCTGCCCAGCCCATAATGCGGTCAACCATGGTGTCTGACCTTCTTCTCTTAAACAACGGGGTAGATAGGACTCTCAAGGTGGACGGGTCCTCAGTTTACAGAGCCGGCCTTCCCCGCTGGCAGCCGAATGTGTTCATTAAGGCGAATACGGCAGACCCTGCATCAGGCAGCATCCCGCTCAATCTGCCATCATGCAGCCTTGTCTACTATACTGAGCTACCTGTAGGGGGTACCCCAGCTGCTTGGAATGAGTCGCACTTTTATGTGGCGCAGGCCGACGTGTCCACCTTTGCAGTAGGCACCAGGGTACAGCTGATGACCGGTACCTCGACCGATGCTTCCATCTACTATACGGTTACAAATACGGATACGATTCAGACCACGGTGTCTGGCACATCCACCCAAGTCGGCGTAATCTATGTAGACCAGGCAATAAAGGGGACCAGTGCCACCAGCGGGACTGCCTATACCCTCCAACAGGCTGCCACCTATTCCTACTACTTCCGCCTGAATGCGGTTGACAAGAATCAGAATGTGATAGCCTCTGCAGCCACAGGCAGCGAGGACTTCACGGTAACCCTGGCCGGACCTGCAGCTGTTCGCATACGCCTTGTCGGTCTGCCTGCCTGGGACATCTACGACTATGATGCCCTGGAAGTGCAAGTGTACCGCACCAAGGTGAACGGGGTTGCACCTTACTACCTGATTGGCACATACCCCCTCCCCTTCGCCCCCCATACCGGCTACCTGGACGTGGTGGACACAACTCCTGACGTCTCGCTGGCCGACCTGGACCCAGTCAATACAGGTCTCAAGGGCTCTGAACTGGGAACCACCTGGTCCAATCCGGTCAGGGCTAAGCATGTCACGTCAGCTTCCAATCGCCTGGTACTGGCTAACATTACTGGCGACCCCACCATCGACGTTACCATCCTGAATCAGCACCTTGGAACCCCACTCCTCGCCAGCGAGCTCACGACAGGTACCTCCCTCTGGCAACTCGACATTGACGAAGGGGCCCCTGGTTCAAGTACCAACATGCTCAGCACTGCTAGGTACCAAGTGGTGGCATCTGGAGCAGTCGCACTAAGCAGCATCAGTAGTGCTCCTGAGCCGGTGCTGGTCTTCGACGGGTCTAGTGCTGTTACTTCCGTAGTTACAGCTTGGAATACAGCAAATCCAACCAACACTGTATCCTTCACAGGAAGTGGTGCTACTGTTCCTTCTGCTCAAACAGTAAGACTGCCTTCCACCGCTACCGTGACAGTTGGTCCTAATGACTTCACTGCATCTACTAATCCCTCATTCACTGTCACCAAGTCAGCCCACGGCCTAGTCGCAGGAGACTGGGTCTACCTGTTCAGGCAGGCAGCATCCAGTTCCCTCTCTCTTGCCCTCTACGGCTGGTGGCAGGTGCACTCCAGTACGACGAATGCATTCACCATCTTATGGGCCGGAGCCCCAACCGGGTACACGTTCACTGCTGCCAATGAGGTTGACTCCTATGTGACCGCCACCAATCCGAGAGACGTGCCTGTCTGGATGGGGGTGAACGGGTCCAACCAGCTAGCAGACCAGGGGCTGCAGCTCAACGAAGTGGCCTTCCTGACCAGCTCTGGTGGAGTAACCGCCTCTGAGCTTCAGAACGAGTCGCTCCTTTGCATGCTCCTTGCCAATGCTGTAAACTGCTCGATGCGCATGGTAGACCGAACGGTAGCAGGGCAGCAGACGTTCAAGCCCTGGATATCGGCCAATGCCGGCGGCGAATATGACATCGGACAGATTGTGTTCGTGCAGCCGATGAATCAGCCGACCGTCGCCCAGCTCACCATTCCAAGCGGATACGCAGAGACTGCCTTCAAGATATACATAGCCAACATCTACCAAGCACCGGGCTCCTCTCTCGGCACCATTGAGAACAGGATGGCCTCTCGCCTCCTGGTCTCCTACCCCAACTTCGCTGAGATATTCGACAACCCGTTCTCCACGGTGGACTCACAGTCGGACAGCGCAATCGACGTGAATCCGTCCGATGGGCAGGAGATTACGGCAGTCATCCCGTTCTTTGGTGAGTCGACGTTCGGCGCCGCCATGAAGGATGCCGTCATCCTGGTCTTCAAGACCAACTCAATCTACCTGGTCAATGTGGCGCAGAAGGCCGCAGGAGCCAACCCGGTTCAGCGTCTGGAGACCATGGGCCTCGGCTGCACCGCCCCCTACTCGGTCACCCCGGTTCGTGGTGGGGTCATGTTTGCCAACGAGTCCGGCATCTATAAGATACAGCAGGACATGAGCATCTGGTACATGGGACGCAGGCTGCAGAACCTCTGGCGCTCCTCTGTGGACCTGACTCGCCTAGACCTCTGCTTCGGGCATAACTTCTCCAGCCACTCGTTCTACCGGCTCAGCACCCCAATGGTCCAGTCTGGCCCCAATGCCCTTGGACCGACCTACTCTGATACTAACGGGAATCCGGAGCCTACCAACTGCTTTGTCTACAACAGTACCCGTGAGTACAGTATGCAGGGCATCACGAGTACAATCCAGCTGTACAGCACCAAAGAGGGCAGCTGGTCTCAGCACCAGGGCGTCCCAGGCTCGTCGGTCGGCTGGTGCAATCTGGACTACAATTCCTACATGGCTGCCACCTATGGCCGGGTGTTCCAGCTCCGGCAGAACGGGGACAGCTCTGACTGGCGGGACGACGACCAGCCAATCGCCATGACGGCAACGCTCCGTGCTATGGACTTTGGGGATGCTGGCGTGCGCAAGGACGTGCCGTACGTGCAGGTGAGCTACCGGAACCCGGTCGGCCTCGGAACTCGCACAGGAACGGCCATTCTGACAGCCACAGACATGGCTACCGAGTTCACCCCAGCAGACTCCACGACCATAGCCAACAATGCTCAGACGTCTGGACTTGGGGATACGACCAATCAGAAGGTGGTAACCTACCGGTATTCCATACTGAATAAGAGATGTCTACGGATGCAGGTCCAGATAACGAATGCCACGAAGGACGAGCCTGTAGAGATAACCCAGTTGAAGTACACAGTTGCAGGCCTCACGTTCAAGGGCATCAGGGAGGCGGCCTCCGGGCCAACCCCGGCTCAGAACGGCGGCACGTGAACACCCCCCCCCCCCCCCTAGGCTCAGCTTGACATTTTGAGGTAAGTGTGCTACGTTTACGTGTAGAACACGACAAAGCTCCTTTATATAACAGGCGCCAACACATGCTTAGCGACTCTATGCCGCGAGAACTGTTATGGGAACTTGCCGGTTCCGGTCCAGCTAGCCTGCTTTGGCGGTCGGCTTCGGCCCACATAGGCTATGTAGGCCAGGCGCCTTGTGGGGCCGAAGCTGGGAGGACAAGGGCAGGACTGGACCGGAGCGGAGGTGTTCCCCCACTTCACGCAAATGGCGCGGCATACCTGTTGACAACTCCTCCTCAGACTGCTATAGTGTACTCAGGTCGATGCCAGGTGAGCTCGCAACTCACCAGCTGCCTCTCGACTCGGGAACGGGACTCAACAGGTCCCCGACGTGATAGGTCCAGACAGCCCCCCACCGGAGGTCCTCTTCATGGCTGACCTCTCCTCTCCTCAAGCCCCCTCAGGTACCAGCCTCCAGCAGCAAGTCAAGTTGGGGGCTCAGACCCTCACCGGCTCTGCGCAGGACGTGGCCAAGCTGTCCGGTGCCGCTGCCGCCTCTCCAATAGAGGCCGCCACCGCAGGAGGCCTACCCCAACAGGCTTCACAGGCAGGAACACCCAACGCACTGCGTAACGCTGTCCAGCTGTCCACCAAGGGCACGCAGGGACTAGGTACCGCAGTTCGCGAACAGCAGAACACAGCACAGGCCAATGCAGCCACCACAGCCGAGGCCCAGCAGGCCCAGCAGATGCAGCAGGCCTTCGGCTCTGGCAACTTGGCCACCCGTGTCATGAACACGGTCACCACCGACCTGGGCAAGCTGTCAGCAGCGACGACGGTCCAAGGGATGTCAGTTGACCCTTCCCAAATTGCAGCTTCCTACCAGGTGCGAGATGCCAATGGGAACCCGACGGGTCAGGTCATTCAGGGCTCTGACGTCTCATCGGCTCTGGAGACAATCGCCAACCCTGCCGCCAGTCAGCAGGCCATCCTGAATGCCATGGACCTGGTCTCCACTGCTACTGGTACCCCTCTGTCCGGGGCTACGGCCGGGGCCAATCCGTTCCAGTCCATGTACCTGAACAAGGGTGACCCGCAGACACAGGCAGCCAACGTAATTGCGGCCAACTCGAACGCCCCTGCTCAGATTAAAATGGCTCAGATGGACCCCTCCCAGTTCGGGTTCACTTCCTACGACCAGATGGGTGCCCTCCTTAGCATCCCTGGGCAGACTCCTGTCACTGGCTCACAGATTGCCGGCATGACTCCTGAGCAGCTGTCAGCCCTAGTACAGTCGGTGCAGTCTGGCAAGTTTAACACCACACAAGGTGCCATGAACGTCCTGTCAGACCCGACCGCCAATGCAAATGTGCGAGCAGCAGCTAGAGCCACCCTGACGGCAGCAGGTGCCACCGGTATCGCGACAGCCGAGCAATCCGTTGCTTCCCTCACGTCTCAGGTCGCCTCCAATCTGACCATCACGGTTCCAGGCACCACGACTCCAGTGCCACTTGACCAGGCGCTGTCTAGTACCAACCTGACTGCACTTGCCATGGGCCTGACTGACCCGGCCAACGCTGCCACCAACTTGACCGCCCTAGAAGGCATCATCGGCAAGGATGCTGCTGACCAGTTCAACACCTATGTGCAAAACAACCTGACAGCATTCCAGCAATATGGGGCAGGGATAGGCCAGGATGCTATCACGGCGGCAACTCAGTCCGCTTCCATCCAGCATACCATGTCCAGTCTGCCTACAGCCGCATCAACCTATCTCGGCTACGTCCCAGGGGAGGCCCTGAACATGGGCAACTTGCCTCCCGCGATGCAGTCACTCAATCAGCCTGGTACGACCCTCTACCAACTGTCGCAGGACAACCTCTCAGGCCAGACGAGCGACCTGACCGCATCCATCTCCCTGGCCGCTCAGCTGCCCCCGACCGTAATGAACGCATCCACCTTCCAGCAGCTTATGTCCCTTCCACCTGGTAGCATCCCGTCCTCCTCTGTGATGAAGACATACACAGACCAGATTCAGGTGAACTACCTGGCTCAGAATGATGCTACGCTCGGGGTACCGCAGGCTATCTCTGCCATAACAGGTGGAGGCACTCAGCCTGTCGTCACTAAGAATGTGGCAATCCTTGCAGCTGCCTCATCCATCCTAGGCTCTGCCTTCACAGGCAACACTCTCGGTGTAACGTCAGCCGACATTGCCTCAATCACCACCAACGGGCAGCTTGATGCTGGTAAGTTGGTTGCGGTCGGAGCAGGGGGTACCACCGACCTGCTTCAGGCCATCCAGCAGGGTGGGGCCGGAGGCGCCTCCTGGGTCTCCTCGCTAGGCAGTGCTGGAGCTTCCTCAGTAAACCTGCCTGATGCAGTAGCCAATCAGGTTCTGCAGCAGATAAGCAGTAACGGAGGTACGGCCCCGACACCGCAGCAATTCGGCTCCATAGCCTCCTCCTTGGCCTCGGCAACCACCACGTCCGACAGTCCGGTAGCAAACCAGGCGGGCCTTGCTCAGATTGCTCAGTTGCAACAGTATGCTCAGAACTCAGGAAATGCCTCCGCCGTTACGCAGGTGAGTGACGTGGGCACCCAGCTGGCCCAACAGGTCACAAACACCAAAGCTGCCGGCGCTTTGGGTACCGCTTTCCCGTCTGTCCAGGCGGCCCTCACCTCTGCCCCCTCCCAGTTATCCGACACCGCCTCCTACAATGCAATGACCTCTCTACTGACCCTTGCCCAGCAGCGGGCAGCTGACACCAGTCTCACCTCCTATGAGACCTACCAGTGGCAGCAGATTGCGGCCGGTGCCTCCAAACAACTGGCCACTTATGAGAATGCGAGTGCGGCCAACCAGGCAGCAGCTAACCAAGGAGCAGGCAAGGTAGCTGCATCGGAAGGTAAGGCGCCTGGTGCTCTCGGTTCTGTGAGTTCTGCGGTTGCCAATTCAATAAAGGGAGGGGGACTAATTGCCTGATACCACACAACCTATGCCTGCCGCTGCCGCCGCCGCATCATCTCCGACCGATTCCGGCTCTACCGGCATGTCCCTGCTCAATACCATCAAGCAGAACTCGCAGAACATGACCAATGCGTCCACCCAGCAGGGCCAGGCCCTAGGCTTCGGCCCCACGGGCGGCACTAACACGCAGCAACTTGCAGCCCTAACCGGAACAGCAGCCACGGGCAAGGCATCCGGTCCAGGAGTTGGCGTTGGCGCCAAGATGTCCTCTCTGTCAGAGAAGCTGGCTGGGGTCAACAACTTGACTTCTGCCGCCAACCTGGGCGCCCAGGGTGCTATGCAGTCCACCGCTCAGGCCCAGCAGGCTCAGGCTCAGGCCCAACAGACCAGTGCGGCCTCTGCCGCTCTGACTCAACAGCGTGTCGACATGATGGCCTCCTTCAATGACTCAGTCAACAGCATCCTGCAGTCCAAGGCTGACGAGATTGCCAATATGACGGTCGCTGACGACAAGGCCCGCGTTGAGCAGGTGGGCCTTATGCTTCGTCTCTCAAATGAGAAGTACGTGACCACATTGAACGACACGGCAGCTAAGTCACGTGCTGACACCGCTGCCGGCTTCCAGCAGGCCATCCAGACCAGCATCTTTGCCGATGAGACAGACCTCATGTCCAGCAACTTGCAGTTCCGTAACTATATGAGCCAGCAGGGTCGAGATGCAACGGCCACCCTGGCCTCCATGGACCTTGGGTTTGCTATGTCAATCGCGGCTGCTCAGAACAAGGGTGCCTCCATGACAGCTGCCTGGTCCGGTCTAGGCGGCATCGTGTCAGGCGGCGCTCAGATGTATGCCGCAGCAAATACAGCCGGAGAGACAGGTGGCGATGTGACCGGCTCAGCTCCTGCCACCGATTCTTCGGTTGACTCATCTGGAGCTGCAGCCCCAGCTGTCTCCATTGACCAGCTGACAGACCCAGTAGGCTTCGGCGGGGCCACGGCGGCGACTGGTGGAGATGCATTTACCCAAGTACCTAATGCATCAGCAGGCGGATAACACATGGCAGACCTTACCCCAAACACAACTAGGGCCGACCAGCTGACCACCCTGTCCAACCAGGTGGGTCAGAGTATCACTGGACAGGCACAGGCAGGCCAGGCGCAGCGAGTCACAGGACTGCAGCAGGCCGTGCAGCAGGCCACTCAGGCAGGCGCCAAGCCGACGGCCTCCCAACTGCAAAGTATGGGCGGACAGCAGACAGCCCAGGCCGGAGAGATTGGCCTCTCAGCTGCCCAGACCGGTCAGACGCGAGAGACCCAGATTGGGGCTATGGGATTGCAAGAGCAGTTCATGGCCGACCAGCAAGCTCTGAGTCAGAAGAAGTTGTCGGTACAGGCCCAGAGTCAGAAGAACACAGACACATTGTCCTCCATCAACGTGCAGGTCAAACAGGAACTCATCGACAAGCAGAACCAGTTCGCCTCGGACGCCATGGGGCGCACCATCTTCAACGACAGGCAGCTGGCAGACTTGGCCATCTTCAAGGCCCAGAGTCAGAATGACCTGGACCAGTACGAGCAGAACGTGCACGAGCAGACACAGAAGAGGATGGCAATGCTGCAGCAGGCTCAGAAGGTTATCCAGGACACCATGCAGAATGGGGCAGCCTCCTGGAATCAGACAATGAATCAGGACCTGCAGAAACAGCTGGCCCAGCAGGCCTACAACCTGCAACAGAAGCTGACTGCGGCCCAGAACAGGGCCAACTCGAACGCAGCCATATTCTCCGGGGCTGGCATGGTCATCGGTGCAGTTGTTGGTGGGGTGGTTACCGGCGGAACCCCTGCCGGTGCCATGGCGGGTGCCTCCATCGGAGCCGGTGTCGGAGGACTTGTCTACAGCCAGACTGAAGGCAAGCAGGACCAGAACGCAATCAGCAACATAAAGACACAGCAGGGAGTTCAGTAACATGCCAGAAGTATACGCAGGCTATGTAGCCAGCACAGGAGCATAGCATGTCAGAAGTACCAGAATCCCTAGTAGAAGAAGGCTCTAAAGAGGCCAATGAACTCCTTGGGTCCCCTGAGGGCAAGGCGGCCATCGAGCGCTTCAAGGGCGACCTTGATAAGGCCAAGGACTTCTTGGGCATCGGCAGCAAGGCCGGGGCACCTGAAGACGCGACCCTAGCGGATAAGGTGAAGGCTGGCCGCGAATCGACTGCCTCCACTGAGACCGACAACCCTCCAGAGGATGGCGGCAGAGCCGAGCCACCTGCAGAGGCAGGGACCGCGCCGCCCAAGCCAGAAGAGACACAGAGGGGGCCAGAGGAGCCGGCTGACGATGGCTCACACGCAGAGCCCCCTGTCGAGTCAGGGACCGCGCCAGGTGCCATGCCAGACACCCTCCCATTCGAGGCCGGCACCGGTACCTCCACCGGAGGACCTGCTTCCATTCCGACCCCGACCAAGCCAGAGACCTTGGCAGACAAGGTGCGGATGGGCGCTAAGGCCAATCCAGGCGAACTGGCAGCCGGTGGGGCAGCTCTTGCCACCGCTGGAGGCCTGGCTGCCACCTCTGGGCCTCCGAAGCCCCCTACCCCCGCTCCTACCCCCGCTCCTATCCCCGAAGTGGCTGCAGGTCCTACTGCGCCATCGGAGGAGGCCGCTCCCACTGCCCCTGTCCAAGCCGCAGCCGCCAAGGCCAAGACCAAGACACCGAAGGCACCACCTCCGCCCTCCAAGGTGGACAATGGCATGGATGCACTCAGGGAGCAGGCTAAGCAGACCGGAGACTCGTCCCTTTACACCTCCAAGATAAACAAGCTGGACGAGCTGGCTGACCTGTACCGCAAGGAATACCAGTCCAATCGGGACCGAGTAGGTGTGGCACAGGTAGGCGAAGTAATCGGCCAGGCACTGTCCAAGATAGGGGCAGGCATTCAGGGAGCAAGGACCGGATTCGATACGACCTCCCACCTCAAATTCGACAAGACTGACTGGTCCAAGCAGTACGAGACCGCATTGGAACAGCTGCGCACCAATCTGTCCGACCTTCAGCGGAAGTCCGAGGAAGCTACAGGACTGGAGAAGGAGCGGCAAGCAGGGGCTCAGGCGGCCGGTCGCGAAGTGGTGTCGCAAGAGCAACAGACTGGACGCGAGCGAGAAACGCAGCAGGCAGAGACGGGACGGGAGCACGAGCGCTCCGCCACTCAGAAGGACATTTGGGGAGCCCGGGTTGCCGGTCGGTCCTCTGACACAGACAAGCGGATTGCTTCTCAGGAGCGGATTGCCGGCTTGAAGAACCAGTTGGGCTATGATAAGATGAATAAGCAGGACCAGGTAGCCTATGACAAGGCATCTGCTGCTTATCAATCAGCTCTTGCCAGCGGGGACGAGAAGGCTATCAATAAGGCTAGCGGCTACTTCGTGGACAAGGGCATTAAGCCAGAGACTCTCCAATCAATCAAGTCCGATGCTACCAGTGCATTCGGTGACAAGACTAAGGCCCAGGATGAAGCGGCTGCCGCCACTAAGGCGCCAACAGCCTCGTCACCAGCTGGAGCTGGACAGGGCGGCTCAGATATCGTATACTACACTGACCCCAAGAATCCGTCAGCAGGCCAAATTCCTGTCCACAAGGACAAACTGAAGGAAGCTGAAGCACGCGGACTAGTACCAGCCAAGTGAGGCCTAAGTGGCAGACCCTCAATCCCAACAGTCTCAGTACGCTGACTTAGCGACCCCTTCCGCTGTGGGGGCTGCTAGCCCGTATGCAGACTTGGCCCAACCGGCTCCTGCGGCTGCCGCTAATCCGCACGCTGACCTGGCTGAGCCGAATGCACCCACTTCCCCCTATGCCGATTTGTCAAAGCCTGCTGCCGCTGCTGCCCCCGCTCAACGGACACTGACCCCATTCGAGAAGGACCTGGGCGAACAGGATGTCCTCCTGCCTGAGGAGGTTGAGGAAGCTGCTCAGCACCATGGAGCCAATAGCACCCTAACGCACCTCCTCTCCCCATTCATGACTGCTACCAGAACCTCAGACCAGTCGGCAGGTCCGGGCGGTGCAGCGGCAGTCGGCTCAGACATGGCCTCCGGTTTCGCATCGAATGCGGGCCGCTTCAGCGAAGGCCTCCTGGCTGGAGTGCCGCAAGGCATCGTGAACCGGGTCCTAGACCACTGGACCCCCGAGACACGTGCAGCTCTCGACGACCTGAAGATGACTGCAGATGACCGACGTAGTGCCGGCCGTGAGCACATCAAGACTGCTCAAGAGCTGGCAGCTGGTCTCCTCCTACCTATCAGTAAGGTCGGAGTGGCCGGACAGGCTGCTATGGGCGGGGCCATCGGGGCCTCACAGGCCTGGTCCTCGGCTAAGGCAGAGGATTCAGCTGGTACTACGGCAATTCGTATGTTAGAGTATGCCGGGTTTGGTGCCGCTGGCGCAGTCATCCTGCATCAGGCTGCGAAGACTCCGGCGCTGTCAGCTGCCCTGGTAGGAGGAGCTGCTGCCGGGGGCTATGCCGTTTCCAAAAAGGGAGAGGGAGGTAGTGGAACCCTGTTAGGGGCAGCAGCAGGCTCCGTGGTCGCTGCCATAACTGCTACCGTCCTTACCAGGAATACGGGAGCTGCCGCCGAACTTGGAGCCAAGATGGTCTCCTCCTCAACACGTGAGCTGCCTCAAATCCAGGAATGGGTGATGAAGCATCTGACCAGCGAGGAGGCACAGTCGGCCGTCAAAGAGGGCCAGACTCGCATCAAGGCCATCCTCGGACGCTCAGCTCCTGTTGAGGCTGCTCCCTCGGCTGCAGTCACTGCCGAAGTGACCAAGGCCGCACAGACTGGCGAGCTTGCCGCCGAACTGCCCTCTCTAGCCGAGAAGCCGCAGGATGCCGCGAAGGCTGTGGCCAAGGCTGCCTCTGCCGACGACACGGTCGAGTTCGCTTCCTATCTCAAGGACCCTGCCGGCTTCAGTCAGATGACCAAGGAGCCGAAGGCGCTCAGTATCGAGGAGGCCCACGAGTTCCTGCAGGGCCAGAAGATGCCAGAGTCTGAGATACTCCGACAGTACTCCCTATTCAAGGATGTCAAGGCTGTCCAGTCCGCCGCCGTGGACTACCTGCGCAGAAACAACCTTATCAACGTGAGTGAAGGCTTCATGCTGCCCCAGGCCATGGCCAGGACTAGCGGCATGTTCGGTATCTTTTCAGACCGCAATCCTGGTAGCCTGATTCAGACTGCCCATCGTGAGATTAGCATGGGTAGCACACGGGCCAGGACCCAAGTAGCTAACGCCATCAGCACAATTCGCGACCACATGATTGACACGCAGAAGGCCGGCCTGTCCAGTATGTCAGTGGATACGTTGCAGAACCTGGAGAAGGGCGGAACTGGTGGCCTGGACTCCAAGTCCATGCAGCTGGTTAAGCAGTGGGATGTCCTGTTCGATACTGCCCGTGAGAAGGCCAATGCCCAGTTCGGTGAGGAACTCATCCCGAAAGCAGGCTCTCAGGTCTACTTCCCCAGAATGGCAGTAGACTCAGTCAGCATTGCGGCCCGTGTCCGTTCAACTCTCGCCTCCTTAGAACAAGCCACCGGCCTACAGATAAAGGGCCAGCGTGTCACGCCAGAACTCTGGGAGCATCTGGAAGGCCTGGAGGGTGAGGAAGCTGCACACTGGAACAGGCTCAAGGGCGGCCTCTCCTGGCTCTCGAAAGCGGAGGAAGGGGTGACAGACCCTGACACTTTCCAGAGGCTACTTGTCCAAGGACAGGAGATTGGTGGCGTCCAGTCCCTACTGTCGCAGAACACGGTCAAGGGTCCGGCCGGAGTTATGCTGTCCCGTTCCATGGAGCATGAGGCTAGTGTACCTGACTTCCTACGCGAGACCGACCCGAACCGCATGTACCCCAGTTGGATGCGTCAGATACAACAGCAGATTCACCTAGCCCCGGCCATTGCCAACATGAATGCCGAGGTAGCTAAGTTGCGTGCCGTAGGTGACATTGCAGCCGCGACCTATGCAGAAACCTTCCTCAAGCGGGTCGTGAACGGGCAAGGGCGAGGACCAAGTTCCTGGATTCCCAAGGCGATGGCTAAGGCGACCGGTGCTCTGATGACCGCCTCCGAGAATGCTAAAGCGGCTGGCAACTTGGAGAAGGCTGGAACACTCCAGTCCGTAGCGCAGAATCTGGACCTCATTCAGGTGGCCACTGGGGCACTCTACTCCAACTTGCTAGGCTGGCGGCCGTCCTCGATATACAAGGCCGCCGGAGCCAGCGTGACAAGTACCCTCCCACACTTGAGTCAAGGCGGCACAGATTGGGCAATTGCAGTCCAAGCCGATGCACTTCAGAAGTCCCTTAGCACTATTAGTGGGGGCTGGAAGGACATAACAGGGAAGACCAGTGATTTGATGCAGATTATGCATGATAGAGGCTACCTGGGTCGGCACTTCACCAGTGAGGCTACAGATAGCTACATGTCCAACGTGGTTCGAGGCAGCGCGAACAGGGCAGCCCGTTCCTTCATTGAGAAGTACTCGAACATGATGATGGCCCCGCTGCAGTGGGCCGAGGCCAGCAGTCGGCTCATTGCCATGCATGCTGGTGAGACTGTAGCACGTGAAGCCTTCAACGGCGGGGCAAATGCTGCCCGTTTGGCTGAAGCCGTCGGCGGGGATATGAAGCTCCAGATTGCCCGTGCCAGGGCCACAGGCGACCTGCCAGGCCTCATCAAGTGGATGCAGGACTATACTGTCCATAAGACTTTGCACATGTATGCGCCTGAGGAGATGAGCCAGGCGGGCCACTATATGGGCAAGGTTGTTACCGCCTTCTCCACCTGGTCCACGGCTACCGCTACCGACGTGGTCCGAGACTACTTGAGGCAGGGAGCAGTTGGTGGGACAGCATCCACGGTACGCAAGGTGCTAGCCCCCATCGCCGCCCTTATGGTCCTCGACCGGGCGCTGCAGGGCAATATGCAGAGCGACCAGGCTAAGCAGACACTCAAGACGGTGACTGGAGCTGGTGGCTTCGCTGGTGCAGCCCCTGGTGCCGATATCCTCAAGATAGGCTCCCCAGAAGAGAACCCGTATTATGCCATGTTCAAGAACTTGCTCAAGGCCGGAGCTGACAAGACGAAGTGGGTGAAGTCGCTTGACCAAGATGCCGGTAACCTGGTCCCTGGCATGGGGATGGTCCGGTTCCTGGACGAGACGCTGCCAGGCCTCGCGGGCCGGAAGCCTGACCATGCCGGCCAGACGTACCCAGAGCGGGCCGTTAAGGAGCTCAAGCAGGGCGCTGGCTTGGCCAAGAGCGTCTATGATGCAGCCACCCAGGCACGTCAAGGAGACAAGCCGTGAAACATGTATGGGACTGCCGTCGCACCTTTATCGGCTTGACAGCCCTCATTCTCTTGTTTATACTGGATGCAATGAAAGATGAACAGACTGCCGGCTCCATGGTGATGATTGTCATTGCCATTGCCGGCTCCAATGCAGCCCAGCAGGCGCTGCAAGGTAGGTTTAGTAATGCTATTAGTACTCAGCTTCCTTCGAGCGCACTGGCGCCTATGTCTCCAGGCCCTGGTGGCACTGGCTCTGGTCCTGGTGGGCTATCGCCTTCACAGCACCCAGCAGGCTCTCCTGGAATCCAAGACGGAACAAGTTCGGTTAAGTGCTGAGCTGGACCGGGTTAAGGCGACTCAGGTGGACAAGTCGACAGACACAATACAAGAGGTCGTAACGACTGTCAAGCCGGACGGTACTAAGGTGACGGAGCAGCTGACAGAACACAAGGCCGACACAGACACCAAGACTACTGATGAGACCAAGCAGACGAGTACCAAGGAGACCACTAACACCCAATTGAAGGAGGTCATTCCGGTTGCTCAGCCTGATGCTCAGTGGAGCGTCGGAGCCGAGTGGACCAAGCAGGACAACCCGACTGACTGGTCAATCGCGCACAGAATGGACGAGTTCCCTGTCTGGGTTGAGGTGCACTACCTTCCTCCCACCCATTCATGGGGACTAGGCATGCGTTATGAGTTTGGCCGGTGAGGCCGGTGCGGTCAGGGCTGCAGCAGACACAGCCATCAGGGGAGGCGCAGAAGCCGGACGGAATGGATGAGCCTGAGGCGCTCGACCAGACGCCAGAGGGCCTGGTGGGCTCCCCAGTGGCTAAAGGGTACTTACAGAAGATAAGGGCAAAGGGGCCGCCGGCTCCGACAGGAGGGACAAATGGCTCTAGATACTGAGAGGAGGGCTCTAGGGGTCAAGCGGTTGCTTCACCGACTCCGAGGCTCTGCACCAAGGCCCCTGAGCGCAGAGGACGAGTTGCAGGGACTCATCAAGCCGGACGAGGAGGAAGGACTCACGTCGGAAGATGAGAGGTCAGCCACGCCTTCGGCACCAAAGAAAAGCCCCCTGATGCCGAAGGGCGGTACCAGAGGTCTGTGACTGCTATTTGCCCAGGAGTGCCTGGATAAGCTCCAGAATCCGAGTATCTGCCTTTGCAACCTTCGCCCTGAGCTCCTCGATTGTCTCCGCTTGTGCGTTGAGACGGTCAATCAGGATGGACAGGGTGGCCTGCACATCTAAGGCATCAGGGGGCAGAGGGCTGGCTCGGGGTCGCTGCGGCTGCAGCTGGGTCACCGGGCGCAGGCGTGGTGGCTGTGCCATCGGTTGCCGCCTCCGTGCTTGGGGTTGAGGCCGACTGGGTCAGGGCCTGTGCTAGGAAGGTCACACCATCAGCTGCCCCTTTGTAGTGGGCAACCTGATTCTGTGCGTCTGCCTGCTTCTGAGCGATGGTCTGGAGGCAGGTCTGAACGGCCTGCTCAAGTTGGGTAGCTGTAAACATAGGACTCCTTAGGTGAGTTGGTGGCGGCTGCAGGCGAGGGCAGCAGCTACTCGACTATATATCCACGAACGAGCCAAGTCAAGTCCGAAATGCGGAAGCTCTTGTTGGCCTGGATGACCAGGCGTAGGGTGAGCTGCTCATGCGGCTCAGTGACTGTGGGAAACTGGACTTGGCCGAGCAGGTGCAGTTCCGGGTTCACGGTCCAGAGGCATTGGTACTTCTTGGGCGAGATGGTGGCCAGGGTGAGACTGACCCGTTGATTAGCAGCTACCTCAATTGAGCGCTGTCCCATGTCTTTCCCTGAAATGACCTCGACCTCGGTGGAGTCAGGGCCGAGAGCCGTGGGTCGGACCTCAAAGCCCATGAGCCGTGGCAGTACTTTGACGAAGCAGCCATTGAGCCAGGTCGGGCCGACATAGGAGCCGATGCGGGACGGCTTGCCACAGGATACGAATGTGCTCATACATAACTCCTACTAGGTAGTTCTAAGTCTTCTTTTCAGACAGCTTGAGTTTCTCGTGGGCTATCTTAACTCTGTCGCCGGTTACTTGTGTCTCTGACAGGACGTTGTCCAGGGCCGCCTCTTCCCTCAGCTTACTGAACCGCTTGGTGCCGTCCACGAACGAGGCCTTGGTCTTGTTGGGGGCGGAAGGGATGCGAATCACTGGAACTTGGCAATTCTGACAGAGCGAGTGTGGGACCACATCACCCATGGAGGGGGGTAGTCGGTCAGTTGGCACTAAGAGGAGCAGGTCACCAACTGCATCACACTTTGGGCACTTGGCGTCAATTGTTATGTACATGATTCCTCTTTCAGTTCTTTGATGAGGACATGGCCACAGCAGGTCTGGACTTGGATAATCTGCGGCTCCCTGGAAAGGGGGAAGTCCTTAGAATAGAAGCGCATCTGTTTCTGGACCAGTTCATCCTTCAGGAACCGATAGAGCTGAGGGGAGACCGACAGTTCCACAGGGCCAGCTCCAGAGCCGAAGGCCTTATAGAGGCGAATGGTCATCTCGTTGACAGCTTCATACATGTCGTGCAGGTAGTCCACTTTGTTGTATTCCATGAATGAACTCACGGTAACCTCTCCTCACGGGGTGTTAGGGTAGTCGCTCCTCGCGATATATATGGGCCAGCTTGGCTCTGGGTATCTTATACCCTTGTGTCGTCCAGCCTCTGTTCCGTATGCTAACAGGTTGCAGGTCAGGAGTCAAGGCATTCAGCTCGGCGAGCAGATGCGGCAAGGACTCGAACACAAACCAGCGCCGGTCGGAGGCGTACAGGTAGACAAAGCAGTTGCAGCCCTTAGCGGCGGCCTGCCAGGGTCCACCCGGCTTCTTGTCTTCAACACTGGACCAGCGCTCGATGAAGAAGTTGGGGGTGGCATCCAGCGAATAGGAGTCGGTCTTCAGCTCGATGACTCGGTCCTGGGCGTCTATAAAGTCTGGCCCCTTCAGCTCCTCATGACGCCACACCTTGCAGGGCCAGTGCGCCAGGAGTAGCTCCTCACCCTGCCGACCCTTGGAGAGCTGGGCACCGAAGTGGAACATGCGTCCGTTATTCATGTACTCACCTCTTGGTAAACAAGTTGTCCATTCCACTCTCTTTGATAAATGAATGCAAACTCGCGATAATTAACTGAAGACATATCTGGTGTTGAGGAGGCTACTGCAATACCATAGCTTCCTAGGGTTTTCATGCATGGTAACCTAAAGGACATAGGCCACCTAGTGCCCGCCTTCCAGCCTATGCGAGTTAGGTCCATTTCGCAGACATTACCATCTGCATATTCCAAACGAACACCAGTAGCGCACCACTCATCATCTGTCCTATGCGCTTGACTCTTCTGAAAGTGAAGGGACTCAGCTTCCTGAATTAGGTCCAACCAGTCGGCAGTAGTTAGCCTAGCTAGCTCCTTCTTCTTCAGTCTACTAAGTACATTAGACATAAATGCAAGCCTCCCTGAACCAGCTCGGAGCTAGCCCTAAATCAAGTCTACTAAAGGAGCGGTCCAGAATGTAGGTCTCCCCGAAGTCTGTCGGCCCTCGGCACACACGGCCGTAAGCCTGGACCACTAGCTTGAGCGCTTCCCAGCCGTACCTTTCCGGGTCGCTTTCCGAGAGCCACTTCCAGGCCGGCTCGCCGAGGTGCGGCCACGGGACTTTGGCGATGACTTGCCAACGTGCCAAGTCCCCGACCAGGTCAAGGCCTTCATACATTCCGGATGCAAGGAGAATTCTACCTGACTCACTTCCAGATTCAATAAACTGTCTGTAAATGTCAGCTTTGTTTCTGTTGTCATGGGACAGGACTCGTTCTCGGACTCCGGCCGGTAGATAGCCCATGAGTGTACGGGCTTGCTGGTACGTGGCATGAATGACTCCCTTTTGTCCTGGGTGTGCTGCCGCTATCTCGGCGATTCGGGTGACCAGCGCCATCGCATCTTCCGGGCTAGCTCTGGCACTAACATCGAAGCCGGACTCAATGTAACAGGGCCGTCGGGACTTGTCAATAGGGCTTGGCGTCTCAATCCAGGCAACCCGCTTCCGGTTGAGTCCGAGCTGCTCCAGGTCCTTTGGCCCAATTGTTGCGCTAAGTAGGATGACTCGGCTAACCTTGCCCTTGCCCTTGCCACCTTCCCCCAGCCCTGGCCAGAGGAAAGGAGGCTGCTTGCTGGTATCAACTGGAAGCAGCTTGAGGCATTCGGCCGGCTTTCCGAAGTACGTGTCTTCGCCACGCTCCACGAGATAGCGATTAGCCCCAGACTCCAGGTCGGCCTTGAGGGTGACCAGCTTGGCGTCACCTGGGCGCTCCTCCAGCGCCTCCCCAACCCATCTAAGTAGGTCTCGATAAGACTGCAGTGACGCAGGGTATCCGTAAACCCGTCGCCACAGCTTCTTTGCCGCCAGGTCTCGTACCATTCCAAGAAGGCCATGAGCCTCATCGAAGAGGACAGTATCAGCGTAGAGTCCATGAGCCAGGTAGGTATAGGCGTTGCAGGCCGCCCAAGGGACTGCACGCACCAATCTGTTAGCCTTTGTATATGGGCATTCTCGGCAGCAGGGCTTTCCCAGTGCGGAGCCAATCTCCTTGCAGGTGGCACCTTCACGGCTTGACACGCACTGGTAGTGGTCCTTCGCCCAGAGGGTGGCCATCCGTGGGTTGGAGTCCAGGTACTGCTGGAGGAGCATGTTGTTCGGTGGTACAATCAGAGCTTTTGATGACTTGTCCATAGTCGCAGAGGCAGTGCCAGAAGTTGCCCACTTTGCGATAGTGGTCGCCAGTAACGATTTTCCTGCTGCAACGGGAGCATTGATAACGAAGACCTCCGCTTTGTCCCAGTTCGCCTCCACGGCTAGCAGCGCCTGGACTTGCCCAGGTCGCGGGGTCAAATGCGGCGGCAAGAATGTGAGGATGGAGCGCTTCGCCCCTTTCGCCGTAGGTGCGGAGGCTGAGTCCAATGTCGTGGCTCTCGGCTTCTCGGTACCGGGCGATTTCCTTGTGGGGGTCACGTTCAGACTCCTCAGGGTAGAGCGGATGTGGCTGCTTAGGGACATAGTACGTGGGTGGAGGCCGAGAAGACGTGTAATGGGCAAAGTCTGCCCAGCTCACCAATCCAGGCTCGCTGGCCACATTGCCTGCAGTGGCATCCAGGAGGATAGACTCCGCCTTGCTGATGAGCTTCTTGAGTTCTTCCACGTCAGTGATTGGCACCAGCATGTTGACCAAGTTGCCATGCTCATCGTGGTACCAGTGGATGACCGAATCATTTAGTCTTGTCGTCATGTATCAAAGCTCCTAGTCCTAGGAAGTTCCTATCCTCTGTCCTGGTTCCGTCTCCATAGAGGTCAAGGAACATCTGTCGCTTCAACGACTGCATGGTGTCATACAGGGCTATGTCGAGAGGGGAGGCGTGCAACCGCCATGCCTGTCTAGCCCTTTCTGCAAGCTGCTCTGGAGTCAGGGGGATAGGCGGCGCTCTCCACCGCTTGAAGGCATGCTTCCAGGGCCTCTTGCTCCAACCTCTGCTCACGGGAATGCCCCCTCCGCCGCCTGTATGGCATCTGGGACCGAGCTTCCTTGGAACACCAGGGACTCGGCCCTCCGGCGCCGCTGCAGCCCCTTCATCGTCTTACCGGCCGCCTTGTCCCACTTGTCGAACTCGGCAGCCGCTCCGGCTGTGTCACCGGCATTGAACAGGCGGAACAGGGTGCTGGAGTTGAGCGCACCGAAGCCCTCGTTGTATGCGAACGAGAGGAAGGCAGACAGCTGGTTGGGGTCAGCCTCGACCTGCAAGGCTCCTGTTATCTGGTCAGCCAGAGTGCCAAGTAGGGTACCGAGAACACGGACCGAGTCGGCATAGGAGATGGAGTCGCCCTTGAACACGCCCTGGGTGAAGCCGAAGCCCATGGTCCAGGGGGCCCCTCCAGTGGCAGGGTCAGGGTAGGCATCGCCGCGCCAGGATTCGTAGTGCATGACTAGGTCCAAAGCTGCCTGTGGTACTTGGGTCACAACAAGCCTCCCTTCTTTGCCAACTTCTGAAATGCAGCCACACAGTACTTGACCTGATGCTTGGCATCATCCAGTCCATCATGGTGCGTGCCCTCTCTGGGGAACGCGCTCATACTCACCTTGGCCAGGTCGATGAGCGTCCTGATATCCCGAGCCAGTCGGTAGGAGAAGGGCCTGACCCCCTGCGACTTGTAGGCTTCCTGTATGGCCACGAAGTCGAAGGTGGCATGCGACCAGAGGGCGGTACATGGCTCAAGGAATTCGCGGAACGCATTCAGTACGTCCTGGATAGGCTCACGTGGGCTGGCCAGGATGGAGTCCTGAGCTTCACGCATCTGACCCAGCCACCAGTAGACGGTGGCTGCATCGATGGTCCCGTTGGAGGCTGCATCCACGTTGCGCTTGAAGGTGGGACCAATCTCGCCAGTGAGCCGGTCGAAGTAGCAGGCACCAATCTGGACGATGCAGCACGACTTACCGTTGCCAAGCGACTCGATGTCTACCATGCAGTCCTTGAAGCGGTGTGGCGCATATGGACTCGGGGTGCCTTGAATCGTGTCATTCATCTGTGTCCTCCTGGTTGCTACTGAACCGGTTGCCTAGGTGGTCCGAAATCCAGGCTCCAAAAACCATGCAGCCGAGGATGACTGTCAACACTAGTAAGATGAAGAGCCCTGCTGTCTGGTCAGTTGCGAATTGCATTACCCACCTCCTCGTATGCGTTGGAATTCCCGTTGGGCCTCAATTGCCTGTTGCTCCTTGAAAGAGGGCATAGAGACAGCCGAGTTGAACGTGTCACCTCCGATACTGACCTGCAGGCCAGGTGGCTGGACCAGGGGGCTTGCGGGTACGTAGCGGGTATCCTTCAGGGTACCGAGGCGGTCGAGTTCGATGAGCATGGCCAGGCAGCACCTCGCATGCCCCAGGTGGGACAGGCCAGACTCAGGGTCGAGCGACTCACCCTCCTGCCAGGCGCCAATGTGACGAAGGCAAGCGGCCACCAGGCGGTGCGACTCCATGCCTTCCTTGTAGTTGTCCCTGCCGTATTTGACCGCACCGAAGCCGAACACCTGTGCCTCCACACTGGTCGCAGAGTGAGGTACCAGGCTCAGGTCTGGTTTGCCATTGTCGAACTTTTTGCCGCCCAAACCCTGCTTGCCGTTGTCTAACTCACTCACGGTCTGCCCTCCCAGTTGGTAGATGGAAGCTACATCAATCCGGCCTACCTGTCAACCCCTCAACCTGCTCCACCGAGCATCTTGCGGACCAGCTCATGCTCGCCGCTGTCGAGGTAGGGCTCCATGTCCAGGTCATCCGGTATGCCCTTCCAGTCGTGCTCTGCGGCTGCCAGGGCGGCCTTCAGTGACTGCTCATACTCAGCGGGGTCGAAGCCGGCCTGGCGTACAGCCTCATGCTCTGCCGCAGTGGCCATCAGGTGAGCCTTCTGATACTTGATGCCCAGGAGGTGCATGATGGCAGCCTCGGCCGTTTCGTGTATCTCGATGAAGGGCCAGGCCGCCTTCGGAATACGCTTGTCGATGTAGATGGTGTCACGGTCCTGGTTCATCCCTGCCCCGTAGGGTACACAGACGCCAGTGACTACTTTGGCCTTCTGCATGCTTCGTGTCACTTGTGACTCCTTGCCGGGGCGCATTCGCACTTGCCGGTGCTGGTGGTGTAGGCCTGCATCCTGTCGTCGCAGGCCGTCTGGCAGGCTGTCATGAAGTCCATGTGTTCCGACTCGCGCCAGTAGCGGGGGCCGGACCGGTTAGGTGGCTCAGGCTCCTGCCACCCGACGCAGCCCGCACAACAGAAGAGGGCGAAGAGGTAGACCAGGCCCAGGATGACCCAGACGGAGGCAATGAAGGAGAGTTCCTGCTTGACCGTGCTCATGACATAATCCCCATTCACCAGCTACCTAGTGTATACGGTAGAAAGGCAAGCAGATACAGCCAATTCCCCTTCCCGCCGCCCCAGGACTTCCCTCTGATGACCTTGGACGACTTGGGCAGCTCACGTATCCACTCATGGGGCTCGTCTGGGCCACCTGGAGACATAGAGCAGCTGTCGTGTACATCAGCAGGCTGAACGTCACGGTCATCCGGAGAGCAGATGGTGCTGGTGGTCCGGCCGCATGCTTTGCAGACCCAGTCGTACATGGGCATCTCAGCCCTCCTTGGGAGCGTAGGTGTAGTGCTTCCGGAAATGGGATTCCAATGTGTCATACTCTTGACCAATATCTTCAACTTGTTTAGACGAGAGTATCTTACAACGTACATTTGCAACTAGACCCTGGTCATGTCTGACGCACTTGACCCGTAAGCCCTTAAATTCTGGGTCCACTGCGATGAAGTCCTGACCCAGAATCTCGGAAGGCCACTGGTCAGGTGGCAGGTTGAACGGGTGCTCTGCTGAATGGTCTTCTTGTTGGTAGCACTCAGTCAGTGTGTCTTGGTCGTTCGTTCCCATAGTTCACTTCCCCTTGCGTCGTGTGATGTTGATGACCTTGCGCTGGTAGCTGTCCCGCTCCAGCTGGATGAACAGTTCCTGTATACGCCCGACCCGTTCCCAAGTCAAGCAGGCAATGACCCAATTGCAGAGCCAGAGGCTGGCGAGGATGCAGAGCTGTAGGCCGGATAGGTGCAGTTCGGCGTTCATGGTGATATACTCCCATCTGCGTTCACCACAAAGGAGCACCCGTTGCCCCCGGTGGAGTAGTAGGCCCCAGGGACCACGCGAGCCAGGAAGGCCTGTGCCGCCCCTCCAGAGGCCGGCGTGCTGCCCCAGTACACCGCGTAGATACTGCCTCCGATGACTAGGCCGTACTCAGGGAACTGGGAGGTATCATCAGCGCAGAACTGGACAACAGTCACTCCGGGGGAGTCCAGACCAGGAAGGCCTTGAGGCCCCGCAGCGCCGACCGGACCCTCTGGGCCCACATCGCCCATCTGCCCTGCTGCGCCGACTTGCCCTGCTGGACCCGTAGCCCCAACTTGTCCTGGATTTCCCATAGAGCCAGTTGGACCTTGGCTCCCTGTTTCTCCGATTCCACCAATCGGCCCCGTAGCTCCTGGATTTCCCGGTGGACCCTGCGGTCCAGGCTTTGGAGTGACTGTAATGTGGTCTTTATAGAAACGCGTTTCGTAGGCACCGCATCCTCCTGCTACTAAGATTAGCATCACGGTAAGAAGCCACTTCATACTTCTACCTCGTCGCCTTCTGCTGAAGTGAAGATACGACGTACATTAGCCTTATTACGGGCATTCGCCTGAGCCGAGAGAAACTGACAATTGTCAGGAGTGTAGTGTGAACTGCCTCCTGCTTTACGGTCAAGTTGATAGGAACCCGGATGTGCAATGAAAAGGTGTTCTGGGATGTCCTGCTTCTGTAACTGTTCTCTGCACCACTGCCTGAACACGTTCACGTCCTTAATCCAGGCAGTGCAAACCTTGATGCCTAGGCGATTGTAGTGCTTGAAGGAGCGGTCGCTCTCTCGATAGCAGCGCCCCATCATGCTATCATATTTCTTGCCAGCTACATAATCGAAATCTCTAACTCTTGGCATGGTCATGGTTTCACCTGTACTGCTAAGAAGACCTTCAGAAGCTCAGGCCTCAGTTGAATATGCGGGCGTAGGGCTTGCTCCAACCCAGAGACAATGGCTTCCTCTACTTCATCCTTAAGTAAAGCAGTGAGGCCTGTGCTCTTGAGAGCAACATGCATCAGCTCATGAATGAGCGTGCTCTCGCGGTCCCCAGTAGCTGGATGGTCAGTGTGGGGCTGCTCATAGATGGTGACAGTGTGGTCCATAGTCTCGGTGACACCATAGCAGGACACATCACCTCGGTCAAAGCTACGGCGCTGTATGGACCAGTCTTGACCGGCCACCTGTATTGCCGTCGCTTCAAGTTGCTTTGCTGCCTTAGCCATTGGCTTCCTCCTCTGGATGAAATAGGAACTCTGGCCACACAGGGTCCGGCATTCCTTGGTGTCTGGCCAACAGAGTTAGGGCAGCCAGGCCCAAACAGACCGCATCATGGCTATCCGTTTTTACATAGCCTGTCTTAGGCAATAAGGAATGCCAAGTCATAGGTGCAGTCTCTATCGTCGGACAATCCCAAACAGAGATGCATGTGCCCACCGACTTGATGAGCGACATGGTTCCTTTGTGGACGAACTTGGCAGCACCTGCATGGATTCCAATCTTCTCGATGTTAAGTATGTCAGGCTGCTCGAACTCTGCTTCAAGCGCCTTGCGCAGGAGATACAGACGATTCTGGATGGAGCGGGTTCCACGGGGAAGAGCGACCGTTCCAGCGTCGACGAGGACTCCGGCCTTGAATAGGGCGTAGCCAGGAACAGAGCCCGACGAACCAGAAGACGGGTCCAAACAAAGCATGCTTTTTTCCATAATGATATCTGCATAGGTGACTACGTCCTGTGAGAGCTGTGACTTGTATTTAGGTGGCTTCGCCATCAGATGAGTTCCCCCCAATGCGCCCCGGTGTGGGCCTCGCCGCTGAGTGGCACCTGCCCTTGCAGCTCCGCATTCAGCACACTGTACGCTTTCGTCTCTAGGATGTCAAGTGCCGCTGCAACATCCGAATCCCTCACCTCATAATAGCACGCGTCATGCAGGTCACCAATCCAGGGGTGTGCGTCCAGCCCGGCCTCCTTGAGCAGGCGGTCCGTGATGAGCAGCAGGCGGATGAAGCAGTCGTGTCCAGTTGACTGGCAGACCCGGTTGACCAGGTCCTTGCTCTTCGACTCGTCCACACCGATGGGTCGACCGATGCCGTTCAGCACCCAGCCCTCGTTCCGGTTCCAGCACCAACGCAGCCAGGCCTCATACTCCTTGATGCCGGCGTAGAGGGTCCAGAAGCCGGCATGCATGGTCTGCACCTGTTCCAGGGTAGCTGTGCCGCCCTCGCTTACCACGGACTCGTGGATGCGTCTTGGCCCTGCCCCATAGTTCGCCGCCAGGGTAATCTGCTTGGCAATCGCACGCTCCTTAGGACAGGCCTTCTTGGCGGCAGCGATGCTTTCCGGTGTCCAGTTGTCCGGGTCGTAACCGGCTGCCCGGATGACTGGCCCGATGATAGGCATGTTGGACCCGTTGAACAGGTACGAATCATTCCCGACACGCGCTGACGGGCCGTAGAGCTGCATTAGACTGGGGTCCTTGGACAGCTCGGCAAGCACTCTATTTTCCAGCGAGGACACGTCACAGGCCACCAGCGTGTAGCCGGGTCGGGCTGCGAACACCCGCAAGAACTCGGGGTCCTTGGGCATCTGCTGGATGTTAGGCTTGCTGCCTCCCAGGCGACCAGTTAGCGTCCCAGGGGTGCGGAAGCCGGGCCGGAGGATGCCGTCCCGCTGTAGGGTCTGCATCTGTTTGCAGAACTGGAGCAGCTTGACCAGCTTGGTCCTAGCTAGGAGCTGGCGGCCCAGTGGCCCAAGCGCCTTGAGGGCTGCCTTGTCGGTGCTCGGCTTGCCCGTCTTGTGCGAGTATTGGACCGGTAGCCGGAGCGCCTCATAGAGCAGCCAGCCCAGCTGGGCAGGTGAGTCCAGGTTGAACGCCTCCAGCTTCTCGACGGCTTCAGCCAGTCTGGCCTTCTTGGCCTCCCACTGCTTCCATCTGCCGCTCAGTTTGGGGCCTAGTTCAAGTCCTCGCGGCGGGTCTGGCCGGACAGTGCGCGCAGCAGCTCGGCGTCCTGTAGGTCCATCTGCTCCTCCGCCGACAGCTGCTCTTGCCTCTGCTTTAGCACATTCTGCAGTCCAGCGACTGAGTCTGGCCTGATAGGCCGCCTGTCTTTTAGCGTAAGCTCCCAGTTCGGCAGCCGTATGACGAGGAGGCTCTTCGCTGAGGGACTCGGCAGCACGTGCCTGGCACCACGCAATAGCAGCACCGCGAACCGAGCCATCGGCCAGAAGAGCAGCCGTCGCCACAGCGATACGTTCTTCGAGTTGTACAGTGTAGGCATGAAGTGCTCCTAAGTTGAGTTGGATGCCTCGAAGGCGTTGTCCGATAAGAAGCCGTATGTAACTAGGGTAATCGGCCCAATACTGCCTGACGCCCAGGAAGTGGGACCAATCCGTGAGCACTGGCGAGAGCACATGCGTCCAAAGCTGCCAGCAAGCATCAGCATCCAGGGCTGAGTAATGTCCCAAGATTCCCACAGGTGCTTGCCACATTGCAGATTTATCTGGAGAGTACCAGGCGCCATCTCCAGCCAGATACTTGCCCGGCTTAGCCACCTTGGATTTCGCTTTAGTGCAACTATGCATAACCAACCAGGAGTGTAGCTCTGACTCATTCGTCTCCTCCCATCCCAGCAGTTCGGTCTGTAGTCCCTTGAGACCCCAGCGCTGCCCCTTCCAGCCTTCGGTGGCAAGCAGCTTGGCCGTCGCGTAGGTGCAGGCATGCCAGTTCAACTCGAAGCCCTCACGGACCGCCCAGCCTGCATCAGCATAAACATTGTGGGCAAGGAGAGGAGTCTGCTCATCCTTGAGCAGCGCTAAGAACGCGAGAAACTTGGGGCGGTCGTGCTGGCCATCTGAGGTTACGAAAGGGATATAGCAACTACCCCGAGTATCGCTTAATGCTACACCAACGGGATAGGACACACTTGGGTCGTCTGACCAGTCTCCTCGGTATTCAAAATCAAGAGCTACCGGCTGGCCTTTTGGTGCTTGCTGCACGGCCCATTTCCAAGACTCCTGGTGGTCTAGGACGCGCAGTTTGTCTATGCGTGGTGCCAGCTTCTTTGGTTGAAGAAGAACATATCCCACGTTGTAAGACTCCTAGCTCACGCTGTTCTAAAGGTCTTCCTTCAAACCGAGAACTCATACCAGGCTTTTGTTCAAGAGCAAGATAGGGCGCATAAAATGTAGCATAGCCGCCAGGTTCCCAATCAGACATGTGCTGTATCCCTTTTAAAGTTAAGAGAGGCAAATACACCATGTAATCGAATTGCTTCTGAATCATAGGCCTCTGCAGCTAACTGAGCCGAAGCAAAATAGCCAATGTGCTTACGTAACCTCGCTGAACTTATATACGCCATCCAAGGATTGCGCTTATTCAATTGAGGGACGTAACAGACTCCTTTATACGGATGTGTAGCTGCACTAGCTGGCTTACCTTTATTACACAGGTTCTGAGAAGCAGAACAAAGGCGCAGATTACACTCGCGGTTGTCAAGCTTGTCACCATTTACATGGTCAACTTGCTTGCCTTTAGGGGCCGAGGTGATAAGACGATGCATGTGCACGTTCTTCCCATAGCAACGAGCTTCAGCATATCCAGTAGCCGTTAAAGACCAGCTGAATGAATTAAGCCAATTGAAAGTGGAAGCATCAACTATCACATGCTTGCCTTTGCCGCGTTTACCGCCGAGTGCAATCTGCTTTGTCATGTGTTAGCCAAGAGTCCCAGACTTCTTAACCTTGTTAGCGCCAACGTGGTCCACTGAGAAGAGCATGTACCGAGTCTTCGGCTCAGGCATGTCTTTCCCACCAACCGTCGCACGGTAGTACTTCTGACCAGAGCCCTTGCTGATGCTAGGGTAGAGGGTGGTCACGATGTTAAAGCGGCTATTGACCTTGAAGTCGGCCGGCTTGCTGGCATCGAAGGCCGGGTTCGGAGCCTTGAGGTAGAGGTCACCAGCCTTGCTGACGTCGATGACCAGGCCCAGCTTGCCTTCAGGAGCAACGCTGCCGTCCAGGTTGATGGCCTGACGCTCAGCGTTGACGATGAGGTAGGAGTCGAACTGGCTGTTCTCGTTGCGGATGACGTAGCCAATCCGGTTCAGCTTGGTACCTTCCTCGTTGCCGAGCTTCGAGTTGAGGACGAAGAGAGCGCCTTCTGGTGCGTCTGCGTTGATGCCGGGCTTACCTGTGCTGCCTTGCGTAACTGTTCCTTGTTCTTGCATTCTAAATCTCCCGGAGGACTTGCCTCCAATCGTGATGCTACTTTCTGTGGCACCGTGCCGCAGACCCTTGCATCAGCGAGTTCGTACAGTAACTCATCAACTCAGTCTTGTCAAGCGGCCAGAGTGGCAGTCAGAAAGGTAGAGGTGCGAAGGCCTGCTTAGGCGATGAGGCAACCCAAGTGAAGTCATCACGTTTCTGCATACGCTCTTTGAGAGAAGATATCATGGTGCCAATCAATTCAGTTGACCTGTATGAAGCGGGGTCGGTCAAGTTGGCCAGCATATAACCACGGCCATCGTTGACTATGAAGTACAGGTTACCATCGGTATGTTTGAACACGTTACCTGGCGTGTACAACTTGCTCTCTTCTTCCTTGTTCGGCAGCTTCTCCCCGATGAGCTGCTCGACTAGCTCTCGCACCTCCTTGCGCCCCTTGGCACACACGCTGGTCATCCCTTCGATGCTCTTGAGCAGGGCTGCCTTGTCAACTGGCTTCGTACCTTGGTACATGATGCATCCTCCTGGTGAATTGGTTGGGGCTGGTTTGCTTGCCGGTCTGCTCTCCGGTTTGCTCGCCGGTTTGCTCGCCGGTTTGCTCGCCGGCTTGCTGTCGTCGGCGGCAAGGATGAGGGTGAGAGGTCCACCATATGGTTTATAGGGTGGGTAGATGCTGGTCATCCGTGTACCGTCTGACCTGTAGTTGTAGAGGCCAGCTAACACCAGGTTATAGCCGTCAAGAAATTCGTTGTCCTCTGTGCTAAGAGTGAGTACTCCTTCCTTCCCTTCTGCATTGCGAACCAGGTCGCCCACTTGGAACACGTGTGGTGCAGGCGGAGAAGGCTTTTCACAACAGTGACCTTTGGACACCCAAGCGTCACCGGACACCCAAGCGTCACCGGACACCCAAGCGTTACCGAACACCCAAGCGTTACCGAACACCCAAGCGTTACCGAACACCTTAGCGTCATCGCACACCCGAGCGTTACCGAACACCTGAGCGTTATCGCACACCCGAGCGTTACCGAACACCTGAGCGTTATCGCACACCCGAGCGTTACCGAACACCTGAGCGTTATCGCACACCCGACAACTGCCCTCCTGACTCAGGTTATTCTCGGACTCAATGAAGCCTCCCAGTGTGCCATCTGCATAGACCACCTGATACAGAGTTCGCCCTACCCATTTACAAGTTGTTGAGGTGAGCTCATACTTCTTTCCCATCTGTAGCCCCTTCTGTTTCTATGTTACCGTATGCTGCCGGTTGGTGAGAGAGTCTTGATGTACGCAGCGGCTGCCTCTACCCAAGGGTCGATTGCATCACCTTGCCAGCCCTTGCATAGGTCATTCAGCGGGCAGTAGCTGCACAGGTTGTACGAGCCCTTCTCCCCAGTAGCTGTCAAGCTGGTCGGCCTCGGTGCCAGCTGGCCCGCTCTGTCCATGGCATCCACCGTTTCGAAATACGCCTGTATGCCAGCCTGAGTTACGATGCTGCTGACCCACACTCCCGGTCCCGAAGGCGACAGGTGCCGGTAACGCAGCTCACCGCTGAACCAGCCTAGCTCGAAGCCGACTACGAAAGGGATGAGCTTGAGAGGCTGACCAGACTCGTTCATGCCGATGAACTCGCTGCCTGGACGCCCTGGCCTCGGCCACTTCTTGTCCTCGCCCCAACGGGTGTCAGGTGGCAGGTGGAAGTCAGCCCTGCTGGTGTACCAAACCTCAAACGGGATGTCAAGCTTCCAGGCGTAGTGACCAGCTTGCAACAGGTGAATGAGCTTCGGCTCCCGCTTGAGCGCAACGTCCCTGCCGGTCCACAGAGAGGACACCAGCTTGAGTTCGAGGCCGCGTTCTGGTACCCATTCAGATTCTCCAGATTCTGGCTTGTGGTGTTCCCAATTCCCGATGACCAGGTCCGGTCTGCCTGTTACCAGCCGTCCTGAAGGCAGCGACCAGCGGATTGGCACCTCCTCCTCGCAGCGGATGCGGTCGCGCTCGATGCCACCGGCCACCAGGTTGTCAATCCAGAGGGGCTCGTTACCTCGGCCTGCTCCGAACATGAGTTCCCTAGAGTGGTTGACAGCCTCGGCATCGATGCCCCTCAGCCGTAGAAGAGTCTGGCGTGCGCACTTGCCAGCCACCTCGCCATCAGGCGTGATGAGTCCAGTGTTGCCCGCTCGGAGCGCTCCACGCTTGGTCAGTTCCAGCTCGGCATGCTGTGCAGCCTGCTGCTTGAGGCCGTTCAGGACCAGTTCATATGTTGGCTTGAGAGTCACTTGATACCTCGGTTGACTGGGGCTCCATACCCTTATCGGCTTGAGTCTGATTAGCTTGAGCACCCCTCTGCATGGCAGCCTCCTGCGCCTTGGCGTCCTCCTCCTGCTTAGCCTCTTGCACCATCCGCAGCATCCCGTCGGTGCCAGTCTGGACAAAGGTGGCGAACAGGTCCTGGATGCTCTTGTGCCCGGAGGCCCAGGCCAATCGCTTGAACAAGGCAAGCTGCTCCTTGGTGGCGAAGTAGTTGAAGCGTAGCTTTGTGTGCTGGTCAGTCACTGGGTTCGTTGAACTCATTGCACATCCTTCGTAGGTTGGAGGGGAGGAGTGGGTACCACCTGGTCATGCCCACCGAACAGGAACTGGAGTGGGTTAGGGGGGACTGCTAGATGAGTGAGGCTAGGTGAGGCGAGTGCCTCGAACAGGCCAGGGTACGTAGCATCAATGCTGGTAAAGAAGCCAGAGCTGGCTGCCTCCAAAGCAGGTGCAGTCCAGTCAGTCTCGGCCTCCCAGTTCCAGGCGATGTCCTTGTCTGACATACTGAGCGCCTCGCTGAGGGCAGTCCATTGTGCCTCGTCCAAGAAGGCCAGCTCCTTTGACATGAGTGCAGCCCCTTCTGCAGTAAGCATTCCAGCATTACCTACACGAGCCTTATGGAACAGGACAGTAGCACCAGGCAGTGCATACCGGGCATCGCACTGCGTGAGTATCCAGAATGCCATACTACTAGCTTGCCCGTAAACGAAGCAGCGGATGTTCAGACCTTTAGCCTGTGCAGCATGCATCCTAGCAATGAACTGACGACCAGCTGCCACCTGCCCGCCAGGGCTGTTGATGAGGAGGTCAATTGAGCGGGCACCAGAAGAGGCCTGCTTAGTCACCCAGGCTCCCACGTCATCCAAGTTGGATGCGGTTATCTCTGAGTCAATGGCGGCCACCCGAGCAGAGATACCAGGTCCCTGTTGTATGGGTGAAGTGAGCAGTGATGCTGCTAATACAATTGCTATTTGCACTTCTTTAACTCCTTCCTGTGGATAGTCATGGCCTTGAGAAGAGCGATAATACCTTTGAACTGCTCTGGCTGCAGACCCATTACTGCAGCCTCCTTCTTAGTCACCTTTAGCCAAGCTGCGTAGGTCTTGAACTGACAGCCAATCTGAGCCCCCTTAGGTAGACAGGTGATTATATACTGGAAGCCAGTGAGGCAGATGCAATCAGAAGGTAAAGACACCAGAGCGTTACCGGATACCCAAGCGTTACCGAACACCTGAGCATCACCGTACACCAGAGCATTACCGGACACCCGAGCGTTATCCCACACCAGAGCGTCACCGAACACCCGAGCAGCACCGTACACCTTAGCGTTACCGTATACCCAAGCGTCACCGGACACCTTAGCGTCACCAAACACCCGAGCAGCACCGGACACCTGAGCGTCACCGACCACCCGAGCAGCACCGGACACCTGAGCGTCACCGACCACCCGACAACTGCCCTCCTGACTCAGGTTATTCTCGGACTCGATGAAGCCTCCCAGTGTGCCATCTGCATAGGCCACTTGGTATAGAGTTCGCCCTGCCCATTCACGGGTTGTTGAGGTGAGCTCATATTTAGTTCCCATTGCGAAACCCCTTCCAGTTAGTGCAAGCCTCATGTACTGCAAATACTCGTAGCACATACTGCGTTGTCTCGGTGCTGAGAGTACCATGCAGATGCCACCGAGTCAACCCCTTGTAGCCTGAATTGAACAGGATGAGTGTCTCGAACCAACTGCCTTCTGCCTCACGTAAGTAGGACCGAAGGAGGCAGCTGCCTATCCTCACGTTCGAGGCATCTGGCCCAATGCCACACTCCAGCTGTCCGGCCAACGAACCGACCGGCATCAGCTGCATCAAGCCTTGCGCCCCCTTCCTGCTAGTCGCCGTCTCCATGAATGCCGACTCAACAAACGCCACAGACAGTAGCCAATCGGCGCTGCCAGGCAGCACGCTATCACCAGTGAACGCAGCAAGCAAGTCAACAGGTACCTCTTGAGTCGTAGCGAAGAAGTCCTTACACGCTGCCACAGATGCTGACTCATGCCTGGCCTCCATCCGGGTCGGTGGACGGCCGGCCAGAGGGCTTGCGTGGGTTAGGACTGCTGCGCAAGCCGAGACGCTGAACCAGTTGCTTATTGTACTCATTGCGTTGCTGCTCCTCACGTAACTTGATTGCCTTGTTCTTGGCCTGGATGGAGCGTTCGCCCCATGAGGCGGTCTTGCTTCCGTTTGCATCCGTTGTACTCCGGAGTGCAGCTAGCCCCCGCTGCAGCCGGTACTCGCCTATGTCGGTGACACCCGAAGGCGCAGGCTCACGCCGACGGGCAGCCGGCGGTGGCGGTGGCGGCGGGGCGTCAGCGCTGATGCGAATGGTATCTGGGATGGCCAACTTGCGGCCAAGGACCTCCTCAGCCAGACGCCATCCGGCCAGCCAGTCCCCTGCGTCCCCGTCGGAGCGGATAGTCAGGATACCTGGGAGCGCGTCAGCCAGGACCAGGAGGCAAGCGGTCACGACGGTGTCATAGGGCTTGCGAGCCGTCTTGCAGAAGCCACTTTGCGCCTTTGCCAGCGTCTCACGCATGGTGAAGTCCTCATGCCCGTTCTCACGTGAGCCATTCAGTTGGACACCGCCATAGCGGCCAGGGACGGTGTGTGCCGAGAAGCCGGCTAGACCACCATGTGCCTGGTACCAGGCGTTTGCAATGCGGGTGCAGTCGGCACAGGCATCCTCGTATGCTCGAATCTCTGAACCGAGCAGTTCAGCTGGCTTGTTAACGGTCCAATAGTGTGTGTAGCCCATTGTTCAGACCTCCCGGTGAAACTTGTGGATTGTCTTGATGAAGGACTTGATAGCAGCGAAATGCTTTGCCTTCAGGCCCATTGTTGCAGCCTCCTTCTTAGTCACCTTCAACCAAGCTGCATAGGTCTTGAACTCGCAACCAATCTGGACCCCTTTGGGCAGGCAGGTGATTGCATACTGGAAGCCAGAGAGGCAAATGCAATCGGAGGGGGATGTCACCTGAGCGTTACCGGACACCAGAGCGTTACCGGACACCAGAGCGTCACCGGACACCTGAGCGTTA